CCAGTAAAACCGCCAGTTACTCCACCAGTAACACCGCCAGTTACTCCACCAGTTACTCCACCAGTTACTCCACCAGTAACACCGCCAGTAACACCGCCAGTTACTCCACCAGTAAAACCGCCAGTTACTCCACCAGTAACACCGCCAGTTACTCCACCAGTTACTCCACCAGTTACTCCACCAGTAACACCGCCAGTAACACCGCCAGTAACACCGCCAGTAACACCGCCAGTTACTCCACCAGTTACTCCACCAAAACCAAAACCAAAACCAATACCAAAAAAACCCAATAGACCATTACCACCAGTTGGTGCTGATGATAATGAGCGTGATAACGTCCTCGCAAATCCATCAAAACCTGTTGATTACGCATCAGATCCATTCACAATCAAGATAAAAAGCAATATAATGCAAGGATTTAATGCAGGGGAAGATGGGCGTGCTGCCTCTTCTGGAAATATACTAGATCCAATGGATACGTATTTAACCAAATTAGCTTTAGGATCTAGAGGACCATCTAGAAATCCAATTTTTGATGTTGGAAGATAAAAATGAAACCTAAAAAAATAGTTCCAAGGATTGTTAAAGCTCTATCAAAATTAAGACCATCTGTAAATCCATACGGATATGCCAAGAGAATGATTCAGTTAACTGGCCCGTTGAAAAGCATTTCAACAGGTATTGAAACTGCATATCAAAAATTTGCGGGTGGATATTCCCCAACATTACAATTGGAAAATAAAAAAATGATAAGAGAATCAATAAATGCTATACTAAAGAAACACGCTTCTACTCATGTAAATAAATACATGAGAAGTGGCGATGGAAAAGTTCTAAAACAAGAAGTGAATGAATTGATACGGATGAAACTTGGAAAGAAAACAATTTAAATTAAATATAGTAGAAGTAAAAGACTCCATTACGAGTGCGGAAGAAAACAATATTCGTTTGTACCGAACTCCCGATGGAATCTTTCCTTCTGTAACCACGGTTGTTGGTTGGGAAAAAAGACTCTTCTTTGAATCCTGGAGAATCAACAATAAAAAAGAGTCCAATAGAGTGTGTGAACGAGGCACAAATCTACACTCCTTATTGGAAGACTATATCTTAGGTAAGGATATAAAACTCAAGCATCTTGACTATAGAACCCAAGATTTATTTTACCTGATCAAACCAAAGGTAGATGAATTGGAAGAAATATATGCCCTTGAAACTCCACTCTGGAGCAAAAAGCTTGGATTAGCTGGTAGAGTTGACTGCATTGGTCTACACGAAGGTAAAATAAAAGTAATAGATTTCAAGGGAAGCACTCGCCCAAAAGATCCAAGGGATATTCAGAATTATTTTCTACAGGCTACTGCATATTGCTTGATGTGGCAGGATAGAACTGGTCAGAAAATAAATGATTTTTCCATATTCATTGCATCTGAAGAGGGAACCATGCAAGTTTTCTCCGAAAAAACTAAAAATTTCGTGTCTGATTTGAAGAAAACAATCGATAAATTTAAAGAGGTGAGCAATGATAGTATTGAAATTTGAAGATGTAAATAGAAGATACTCCCAGACTTGGGTAAAGTGCAACGACGATTCCCAGAGCAAATTCTTTAGAAATAAATTCATTGAGCAATTTGGTGGAGAATTCATAAAAGAAGGCAGAGAATATCGTTGGAAAAAGATAGAACCAGTCAATCCACGAAGAAAATTCATCTTTGAAGGACCAGATGGTAAGATTCATATAATTGAAAATTTATATGATTTCTGCAAGAAGAATGATCTAAATCGATCCCCCATGTACGATATGATGAGTGGAAAGAGAAAACAATATAAAAAATACAAGTTTGTGGGTGAAATTCCCTGGCAAACATAAATATAGACATGTACATAGATAAAAACTGGTATGACCCAGCACAATTAAAAGAATTTACGGAAAGTAAAGAATATCAATCTTTATTTGAATCTGCTTCCATAAAGACCAGAATCAAATTGGCTAGAGCTGCCAGAAGAACTGCCAGACGCAGAAATTTCATAAGAAAACTGCGCGAGAAGAAGCGTAAAACCAATCCAACTCTGAAGAAAAGAGCCTATAGCGAAGTCAGATCGGCATTCAGAAGAAAGTTGTTCAAGGGTAAATGGAGTGATCTGTCCTACGCTGCTCGTCAAAGAATTGATGGTATAATTCAGAGAAGAAAGCCTATCATCGATAGAATGATCAAGAGAATAATGCCAGCTGTCGCTCGCGGAGAGTCAACCAGACTTCAAAAATTGGCACAGAAAAAGAAACAATAAGTGATTTTCCAACCCCCGAGAGATCGGGGGTTGTTCTTTTATAAATATTTAAACGAAATTATGAAACATAGAAGTAAATTATATCAATTAATCGAACAGACTTCTGACCCAAAGGAACGAATGAATGCTCGTCTTCGAAAGAGAAGACAGAGAGATCGTGAACGGGTTCAGGAACAGTCGAATCCACTTTCCATGATTTTAGTTGTAAAAAACAAGATGAATGGTGAGATTTTAATCATTGATAAGGAATCATATACACCCAAGTATCATGAGATAATAATTGCACCAGATAAATTAAATCAAGCAGTATTGAATGATATCGTCGCAGATCCAAAATTTGTCCAGACTGAAACATCAAAGAGACTTCTAGGCGATGTAAAGGGAGAACAACCAAGCACCACAGAGACTGCAACTGGTGCTGGTGGAGCTGGAGGCCAAGGTGAAGAATCTGGGCAGCAAATGTCTGCCCAAATGCCAGTTCAACAGATACCATTTACCGCAAACAATGTAGTAAGTGGTCCGATGATTGCAATTGGAATGATGGGTGGCTTGCAATCAAAAGATCTACTGAAGCTGGGAGTTTCTGAAGACGAGCTGAATGAATTCAACTCATCGCAGGAAATCCAAGCAATATCGATGAAAATTGCAAAAGATATTGCATATTACTTCAAGAACATGGTTGGTAGAGATATTCGTGAATATGAACCATCGATCATCAAGAACCAAATGTTCCAGACAAGCGAGTTTTGGAAAAAGATGGGTGGATTCGATTCAGCACCAAAAGCTGACATTGTTTTCAGACACAAGTGCGTAATTGAATCGCTTAAAGATAAGAAATGTGCAGAAACAATGTGCGCTTGCACTGAAGCTGGAATAGTTCCATCGGAACAGGTTGCTTCATTTACCATGAAATTTGGACCATCTCCGATACTATCTGGAAAGATGAACAATGAAACGCAAACAATAATGTACTCTACGATTACATTCATTGACATGCTTCTAAATGGTGGCAATCCAATCGACGTAGTTTCCCAATTCAATGAAAAAGAAAAAGATGCATTGGAAAAACTAAGGGAAGACATCAAGTTCATAAAAAACATCTGCAAGACATATTTTGCAGAAAAAATCAACCAGCTTGGCGAAGATGATGTAAAGAAAAAATTAGAGTTGGTAGATAAACTAGCAGAAAACATTCATCTCAAGATAGAAAGAATACTAAATTCAAACATTCTTTATCAAGAGCTCTTCCTACACGAAGCTCTGAGCGGATATTTGAAATTTGGACCAAAATCACCAGCGTACGCAGAATCCATCATTGCAATTCTTCCAGAAGAATACTCGGTTGCAATGGATAACATCAATCTTGATTTCGTAAGAAAGATCATAAACGAAAATACAAAGTTTGTTGTAAACATGAAGTCTCAGATAGATGAGAGTCCAGATGAAAAGGTCGAGCTGGAAGCCTGCAAGATCAGATATGGTGGTAAATGTCCAAAAGCATTCACTCCTAAAAAGTTTATCATTCGCAATTTACTGAACTACTATCTACCAGAAAACAATAAGTTTAAGTATTCACCATTGAAATACCTGACTGAACAGACTGCGGTGTCTGAAAGCGAATTCGTAGATGTAATTGAGTCTGCAACTGGACTCATGGATTTGATGAACATCTTTGCAATCAAGCCAGAGCAGATAACTGTAAGTCCAATAGACTTTTTCATAGTCACATCCACGGTATTCTCTGCTGACAAAAACATAATCAATGTCAATGGCAAGACATTTAAGATTCCAGTTCACATGGATCCAATTCCAGTCAGTGATCAGGAACAAATTACAGAATCCACTGGATTAGCTTCTACCATACTCGAAAAATTGATCAATCTCCACGTAAAGCCAAAAAGCACAAAACGTAGAGACTATAAAAAAGAATATAAAAAATTTCAATCGAGTAAAAAAGCAAAGCTTGCTAGAGCTGCCAGAGTCAGGAATAGAAGAATCGCTGAAAGAAAACGATTGGTCAGAAAAGGCGATAAGGTAGACATAGATCATATCGATGGAAATCCAACACACAACTATTCCTGGAATCTACACCGCTTACCAAGATCAGTAAATAGGGCAAAGCACTAATGCTAATAAACGAAAAGAAAAGAAAGATAATTGGAAAAAAGCCCAGTTCTGATACTGGACTTGGTAGATGGTTCCGCGAGAAATGGACCGCACAATCTGGAGAAAAGTGCGGATCTTACACTGGAAAAGGCAAAGTAAAATGCAGACCATCCAGCAGAGTTACATCTAAAACTCCACAAACGTGGGGTGAAATGTCCGATACAGAAAAAAGAAAAGCAGTCGGATTGAAACAAAGGGCACATAGAATGGGAAAACAATTCAGCTCACATCGTTCTGGAAAAATCTGGGATACCAAAAACAACAAGTATGAATCGAAATTATCAGAAGCCGTTGATTTTTTCTATAATACTATGGAAGACAGACTTTTACTCGAAAAGAAAAGAAGAAAGAAAAAATCAAAAAAACCATACAAGGGTTATGATCCACAGAAGAATCACCCAGAGGGTGGACTTTCAGTCTCCTATGCACGAAAGCTAGGCATTCGTGCTGGCGTTGAAACCAAAAGAGAAGCGAAAAAAGCTGGTGGATTTGGAAAACTCAAGGTAAAAACTAAAAAACGCAGGAAATCATTCTGCAAGAGAATGTGCGGTCATAAGAGAAAAAACACAAGCGCAGAAACAGCAGCAGATCCAAAGTCAAAGATCAATGCAGCGTTAAGAGTATGGGGATGCAGATGCTAAATATAAAAAACATTTTAAACAACCTAATTCTAGAAAAATGGAGTCCTAAAAACAAGAAAAAGCACTCCGAATGCAAGGCAAAGGTAAAGTCCAGAGTTAAAAAATGGCCATCTGCATATGCGTCAGGTCAAGTAGTTCAGTGCTATTACGGAGAAAACACAAAAATGGAAAACTTAAAAAGACTTTTTGAGCGTCAGATGACTGAAACTGAAATGAAGCAAGAAAAAGCCTTGCATAAAAAAATTCCAAAGAAACCATTCATTGACCAATATGGACAAGAAAAGGGCGAAGAAGTTTACTATGCAAAAACAAAAAAGATGGCAATGGAAGAATCTTCATGTGGATGTGAGAAAAAATCCATCATCATGGAAGCCATCAAAAAGTCCGCAGCAAAAAAAGGCATCAAGCCAAAACTAAAAAGAAAAAAGCGCGGATCACCTTGGTTTATTCATAAGGAGACTGGTGCAATCATCAAAAGACGCGGCGAAGGTCGTAGATATGCATCAAAAGAAGAAACCGCTGATGTTGGTAAAATAGCATCCACCTTAAATGTAAATACCAAACCACGTATTCGCGGAAAGGCAAAAACAACCGAAGAAATTAAATATGCTATCGCAAGCATAATGGCTGGAGAAAGGCATGGAAATCCAGTCGGTGGTGCAAAGAGCCGCAAGCAAAGACAAAAAGCAAGAATGAAAGCAGCAAAGAGTAGAAAAATGACACCAGAACAGAAAAAACAATCTGTTAGAGGTGCTTTATCCAAAATCGCTGCTCAAAGAGATAAAAATAGAAAATAAATAAAAACGGAGAACAAATGAAATTTAACCTAAAACAATATCTTGCTGAACAAAGCGAGTACGTCGGATTTAGCTCCGATACAGATGTTGCACCAACACCACTTGCACCACAACCATACCAAGGAATAGCCGATCCAAAGCATTCGATGGGCGCATTGGCAACAGTGCATCAAAATCAAGCAGATTTCAAGGTAAAGAAATCAATGGACCAACAACAGCTAGATCAGCTGCAAACATCCGTGTTTGCATACCTAGCTGGAGAATTCCTTGATCCAAGACAAGCTCTATACAACGTCAAGGTCAAACTCAATCACATGGGTCTTGATTTTGATTTCAACAAGAATATAGAACTGAAAGAAGGATCAAACACATTTGTGCTGTCCAGATTTGGTCAAAAATTTGGAACAACTCCAACAAATAATCTGATGCAGGGATTTGATCGTGGAACCGATTATACTGATTCATCCCTTACATTCGATCTAATGAAATCTCAGTCTGGAAAATACTACTTCAGAAATGTAAAGCTAGAACAAGGCTCAACACAAAGCGTTCAAGCTGAAAGCGTCTATGCAGCAATAGCCAACGACGAATACATTTTTGAGAATATATTCAAACCAATTGTGTTGAATCTATTGGAAAAAGCCCAGAACGATTCCTTAGACCAGGATACATTCGAGAAACAAGTCAATTTCATTGTAGAACGATCAACCAAACACCTAGGAATCGAACTCAATGAAAGTGAAAAACAAAATGTATCCAAAGGTCTGGCAAAACTGATTCCATCCACAGCTATGGATGAACCAGGAACCAATCCAGGCCAAAGACGAGGAGAAGGTTCAATGGATAGAATCAACGCCTTGGCAATGGCTTCTGGTATCGATGTGTCAAAACAAAGAAGAGAAAAAAGACGATTGATGCTGCAAAGACTAAAAAAGAAAATTAAATAAACTTTTGTGAGAGAGTGTCTAAACAATAATAATTTTCTATTATTTGCTATGCAGAACTATAGCAATCCCTTTTGTACTGGAATAATTGAATTCCAAGAGGATATGCTGAGAATCAAGTATGTAAAACGATTGTTGTTTAAGTTTAAGAAAACTGGAATACTAAAGACACGATTGATTTTAAATCATGTCATAATTCTACAGAATATGTTTGGTGTAGAAGCCTCGGTTAGAATATTATTCTTTAAGCTATCGCCAGAATTACATCAAAGTTTAAAAGCATTCATGGTCTATCTAAACTATATTCCACCAAATGGAATACCAGAAGTAAATCTGAATGAGATACAGGTAGATGAGATTGTCCTTGATACACTAAGAAAAATAAAATGAAAAGAAAAACAACAACAAGAGAATTGAATAAAGTTGTAACCTCATTTACAATCTATAAATTCATCAAAGACATAATCACTCCTTTTGATAAAATGAAACTATTCAAGGATGGTAAAATCGATAAGAATGGAAAATATCTCACCGATTTTAGAAAAATACCAACTTACGATAGATTGATTGTGAATATAAAGAAGCTATTGGCAAAGATACCAAACCCCACAACAAAGGCACAATTAAAGCATCTTACTACAGCTTTGGTTCTCTTCACAGAAGAAACAAAGCATCATGGGGCTGATCCTGATGTTGTTTTCAATGAGATATCTGACTTTTTGATTGAAAATGGAGTCAATATAGACGATGCACTGATCTCATTGAACGAGGAGATGATTGCAAACTCAGTGTCTTCTGGTGGGGTTTATGGTGCTCGGGGCAATCCAGATGAAACACTGGTGAATCAAATAGCACATCTGAAAAGAATGAAGCTAATGAAAAGAAAGTCAAAACCAACTTACTTTAGCGTAGGATCTAAAGCTTCATCTGATTGAAAAGGCTCTTGCAGACATAAAAAGAATCAACGATGTCGGAAACAGGATTTCCGACATCTTTTTTATTTGGGGTGATTATCGTTTGCAATGGAATTCCAGTCTCGGCTATGAAGGCATCGTACATCTGGTTTTTATCGGCGTTTCCCTTTCCAGTTGCTATCTTTTTAACGTGGGATGGGGAAAATACTTCGACTGGAATCGATGCCTCATAGCACTTATATTTTAAAATACCAGTGTTCTCGGCAATGTGGAAAATTCTACCCTGAGCACTGTATGCGTAATCCTCTAATCCTATCTGGTCACAACCAGTTATGATCTTCATCACCCAATCCGAAATGGAATCGTATCTTTCACATTCCTCTTCGTAGTCATCGAAAATTCTTCCATGTATGTTTCTAAAAAAGGTATTTGCGTATTTTTTTGTATGCGTAAGGAAGTAAAACTCACATTTTTCAAAAACAAAGTGATTATTTCCATTAAAAACGCATATTGCTGGGCCATTTAAAGAATAGTCAATTCCCGATATAATCATATAAATATATATTAAGAGAGAATTAATATATGACAAACACAGATTTACTTACGGAAAAATATTACGACATTTTTAATAAAAGACTGAATGAAGCTTCTTGGTGGGAGAGAATTGCTCCGTATCTTCCATTTGTTGGCGGGGCAGCAAAAGTTGGGGCTGGTGTATATGGTCTAGATCAGTTATTAGATTTTGGAAAAAATATAGTAGACAAAAGCTTTCAAGCCCCTAAAATGGCAGATAAAGGTTCTGAACGCCTTGATGCTATGGTAGCAAAACCAGGCGAAAACTTTGGGGACGAAGCAGAGAAAAGAATAAAGGCTCTTCAATCAGACAAAGCTCTTTGGCAGATGTCTACAAGTAAGCGTAATACAATACTTGGAAGAGAACAATCCATGGCTGCTAATATTAACAAAAAGAGAATGCAGTCTGCAAAAGCAGAACTAATGAGTGATCCAGATGTTCAAGCCGCCAGAAAAAAATATGAAGATGCAAGAAAAGCTGCGCCAAAACCACCATCTGGATTGACACCAGAACAAATGTTACAGCAAAAATCAGATCCAACTGTCAAAGCTGCATATGATGCATTAAAAGCAGCTGAAGCCAAAGCCATGGGTAAGGCGGGAACTGCGCGTGATGAGTACCAAGCAGCAAGATCTGGATATCTTGCCACTCGCAGAGAAACTTCTCCGATGGCAACCTATAGCAAAGACTACAGCAACTTCACCGTAGGTCAAGGTGTTGGTGGAAACCCAATAATTGTCAGCAGAACTGGTGGTTATATTAATCCAAACAGTGCAGAAGGAAGACTTCAAGCAGAAATTGATGCTGGTAGAATGAGAGATTTACCAAGAACACCTGACGGAAGAATACGCCAAGGCAAAGAAATGCCATGGGAAACAGAAGAAAAATTAATGCAGGCAAGAGAAGAAGCTCTCGGATTCAATCCAAGGGGAATGACTGAAGATCAAATCAGAGAAAAAATGAAACAACTATCCAAAGAAAAAATTGATGCCGAAAATGCCAGAATCGAAAAAGAAGCAGAGGCAGCGGCGGAAAGAAAACATGGACCTAGATGGGCTTCACCTAGATTGCCACAATCTGAAACAGACAATGCCGAAGAAATTCGACAGGGATCTCTCGGAAACAGAGGAATGAGCGGGGATGATTACATCGATGAGTTAAGACGCAGAGCTGGCCTACCACCATTACGTGGCGGTGTGCCTCCGTTGATTGCCAGATGAAAAAGAAAAAGGAGCCGAAAGGCTCCTTTTTTTTTATTTACCCTTAGAAGGTAGTGGATCATCTTCTTTCACAAACGAAGGTGGCACACAGTACCAACCTTCTGGTAAATGGACCTCATTGCTGCTTAGAGTCCATTCCCCCTTCTGGAGTGTGTATACTCGCACTTTCGCCCGTGGTCCCAGTCTGATTGGGCTGTCCTCGGGAATGAATACGGTTCTGTTCCCGCAGCCACTCATCAATCCTACGACCAGCACGACTGAGCCGATCCCTATCCACATCAGCATCGAACGCAACAGATCCCATTTGGATCCTCTTGTCGAGCCAGTTGAATAAGGCAAGCGCGATTTGTGCAATAATTCGGTCAAGCATTATGCTCCTGGATTAGCGGGAGTTGCTGGAGTGGCTGGTGATTTTGCATCCTTTGCCATGATAAGACCAATACCAGCAATTACTGCTGCGATTGCAGAAGCAAAATCAGCAGTTGTGGCTGGATCGCCGTCGAACATGGCAGTTAGAACTGCTCCGACTGCGACTAGTATTGCACCAATTCCTGCGATTGTTGTATTTCTATTTTCCATTTATTCTGTCTCCTTTATAGTATTTATATTATAGCGGACCTTTAACGTCAAATCCACCCTCACCCATGTTCATCATGAATTGATCTAACCTACTCTGTGGTATTCTTAAGCCCGACACCAAGGTGTAGAGCCGTAGAGATGCCTTTTCGTCCTCGTATATGCCTCTGTGAAGGGTAGCCTTTGGACATAGGGATGATAGAGTATCAAACCCGTAGGAAAGGCTATCCATCAATCCTGGTGTGTTTTCCATGATCGATTTACCGCCGACAGCACAGCAAGCGGCAAAAGTTGCCTCGGAAATATCAATTTCGGCTAAAAGCGTCTTATCAATATTGCTTTTTATTGATTTTGATATTTCAGTCTCGTTTGTTGTCTTCTTTTCTGCGGCTGCACTAGCAAGTTCTAGCTTCGATACGCCCATTACCATTACCCCACCACAACGAATTGTGGTAGAATAATCCGTAGGATCGAATGATGTGTATGGGGATGGATGCTTCGATAGAACATTAAATATGTGGAATAGTCCAGATACTGTATTGTTTATAGTACCCCAGAATTCCTTTACTGTCAAGTTTTTATACATTTTTTCGATTCTGGCATTATCCAGAATGACCAAAGGCGAGATTTCCTTTCTCTCGGCCTGACCACCTATTTGTTTTAGCACTCTGTAGGCGTTGTAGGAGACTTTAGGGGATGCAGCCTCTCCACGGGTTGGTAGAGACATAACGACTCCTACGCGCTCCTCTGGCTTGTCATGCCCTATGAACTTCATGTACTTCTTGGCAATGTCAATCAGAACAAGAGAGGAACCACTTCCACTACCGCCACCAGCCCCAATACAAACCATAATATGATCCACTTTCGTGCCGTAGATCTTACGCATGAGATCAAAGATTTCTTGTTTGTATTTGAGTGTAGCATTTGCTCCTCTTTCCATATCCTTTCCAGCTCCCTCTTCTCCGATGTCGAGAAGCATTTTCTGGGTTTCTGGAATGTCTAATCTTGCTAAATCTTGCTTTGATGTATTAACAGCTATGCACTTCTTGTAACCACGGTCATAAAAAGCCTTTGCCAGCCTACCACCACCCTGACCAGATCCTATCCATGCAAATACATGGGATCCACCGCTTTCATCCTTGACTTCTTCCTGAATCGCATCAGGTTCCTTGTAATCCTCTAACTCTAGATCTGGTATTTCTAAATCTGGTATATCCATTTTAACTCCAATTTGATACTAATATTGCTAAATCGCTAGCACCAACAACCCCATCTCCGTCTAGATCATATGGATTTTCATTGAATGAAGATAATCCCCAATTTCCCAGAAGAGCTGCCATGTCAGCTGAACCTACAGTTCCATCTCCGTTGAAATCTCCAGTAAGTTCTGGTGCGCCTACAATGACTGCATTTGTTATTGTTCCAAGAACGGATAGTCCTGGAACATTTCCACCATAGACTACTGTTTTATTTTGAATTATAGTGTCAAATTGTGGAAGTATTCTAACTTCAGTCTCGGTGAATGGTTGAAGAACCTTGAATTGCAAACGAACGATCTGAACTGGCTGGTCTACCATGAAGACATATCCAAGAGCACCGTATCCGTAGTAGAGTCCGTTGCCATCAGCTGGTGGAATTGCTTCATTTATAAGAGTATAATCTCCACCAATACCTGCACAGTTCTGATATCCAGCAGGGCATGGCATTCCGCTTGGTGGAACCCAAATGAGCGGATGAGAGCCAACATGATTCAATCCAGTGAATTCAAGTTTTGTGTGATCCCAACCAAAGATAATGTCAGATACAATGTACCGTTGTGGTTCTGTTGCTGCTTCCATCATGATGGGGACTTCGAAAGTCTGTCCGACAGCAACCGCAGTCTCTGGTCCCACCATTGCAAGATTTATTTTTGCGTCTGGGCTTCCCTGAGCAGAAACTATTCCAGAAATAAACAAAGATGCGACGAGTGATAGAAAATTTTTCATGATTTCTCCTTTGATTTTCTTTTCTCTAAAAGGATCGAAAGATCCTTATTCTTTGAAGTTCCGTCATAATCCCATGCCAATCCATTTTCTAGAAGCAAATCATTCAAACAAATATTATCATCTCCATAAATCTCACCAAGTATCCTACCATATTTATCATCCTTGATAGTTTTGATTCGAATGGTGGTCTGGGATCTTAACCATTTATTAACAAATTCTTTTGCAAGAACTGCTATTTTCTTTTCTTCTAAATTTGAAGATGACATCTCTGGAGTATCCAGTCGATTTATTCTTATACGTTCCTTTCTGAACATATTGAACCCGACATCAATTATCACATCGATGGTATCACCATCAACAACCTTAATTACATTTGAAATAATATACTCATACATTAAAACCAGTTGCTCCTCTTTCAAAGAGATAGTTGAACAAGCTGTTGAATCCAAGAGAATTAAGACCCTGTGTTACTCCACCCTTCATACATGCATATAATAATTCAAACTCAGATGTGGTTGGAATTCCAGTCCAATAATTTTGTGGTGGTGTAACTGGGGTTTTTCTATTTGGGAATGGGATATTAGAATGAACTGGTCCGCTCTTATATTCCATATCTCTTTCGTATGTAATTCCAAGTCTTATATCAAACCATCCAGATTGTGGAATAGAAAATGGTAGTGAATAATATCCTGCCCCCGAATGTAAGTGATCCATAACGGTTCCATTTAATGCTAATATCATTGGATATAGATAAAATAATCTATATCTTCTATCTCTATTCCATGGTACACCGTGACCCAAATTATCAAATGTTGTTCCTGGTACATATTTCCATCTCAATGGAGATGCACCAAATGCATATGGATAACTAGGATCTCTTACAATAAATGTATTATTCCAGAATGGCATAGAATCAAGTTGCAACCAACCACCCTGTTGATCATTTATTGGAGATTCATTGAATAATATTTCACCGAGATTACTGGATCCACAAACACCCATACCCCATATAGAATTAGTATAAGTAAATCCATGTTTTCTTTGTCCTAATAGCATGTTTGAAGTGCTAGTAAAAAGATCCATAGCGATATCATCATCTAGACAAAAATGTCTAGGTGCTGGATCTCCCAGATATCTACTTTGTTCTCTATTTGTAGGATCAACATAATATTGATCATGTTTAAACATATACTGGCCGAATGTTTCTAGTCCAATAAATAATCCCTTAGACGGATCTGGTCCATTGGCCCCATCTGGTAAATACGATCTCTTTTCCTTGAACCAAGAAACTGGAATATTTTCAACGAAGCTAACTCCATCTGGATAAACATTAGACCACGTAGTATAATTTACACCACCATATACATGATAAGTTCTTTCCATTGGAGCAGTAGCGTCAATGAAAATATGCGGATATCCATCGTGTGGAGATTTAAATTCTTCCTTCCATTGTTCTATAGATGCTTCCAATCTCCAGTTAAAATATTCTACGTGTTCTGGTTTTCTTGGATCCTTATATAACATCCAAGGTATTGTTATTTCTTGATTTGGACCGTATGGTAAGTTTCCCATATATCCTATAAATTCGATCTTATCTCCCCATTCTGCACTCATTGCTGATAAATCACTTATCATTTTTTCTCCGTGGGCAAAACACAGACCGCGTTCAGCTCCAATAAAACTATCCCAATAATTCGTCGGAGTGCCCGTAACAAAATTAGAATTAATAAATGGAGGAATGATTGATTGCAATGTGCCATCAGTTTGAATTAAAGTTCTGCGGTTAAAATCGTAGGTTATTCCATAACCAAACCAACCACCTAACCATGTTATTCCAGTTGGAAATTGAATCCAAGGTGTTCCTACGGATACATCTTGGGTAAATCCACCAGGTCTAGCATAATCCAAGTTAATTTGAACAGTTCCTTTATCAAATGTTTTTCCGCGCCATAATGTATTTAATTGTGTATCTCCATTTGCGCTTATTCTAGAAGACATTGTATCTGGAGATATTAGAAGATCTCGCAGAGTTGTATTTTGTTGTATTTTTAGATATTGATCAAACGCCCAATGATCCCCCGCATATCGATCTGTCATCCACGGAGTTGATCTCCAACCACCAACTCCACTTTTTGATGTTGGCATAACTGTATTAAAAAATCCATACGGACAATGTATGAACATTCTATGAATTTTATTTTTAAAGCTTAAATCTAAATTTTTAGATAATGCTGGTTTTCTTAAATTACTCGGATCTGTATAGTAATCCAAATCGTCGTGCGGATAATTTCTAAAATCCTGCCCCGTACAAAAGAATGTATTAGATGGTCCACCCGAATTATAAAATATATCCTGGGCATATGTATTTGTCACATAATCTATAAACTTCAGATTTGCTTGCTTGGGGGATCTAGCCCTTTCAAATACAGAGTAAGCTGACCTAACTGCGCTTGAATATAATCTTGGATGAGTAAGTGGATCAAACCACCCAGAAGATGCTCCAAGAGTTGATGGATTAGCAACATATTGATATGCTGCCATTGTATTTCCGCCAATTAAAAATGGATTTTGGCCAGCGGATACCCCAAGAATTTTCATGGTTTCTATTTTTCCAGCAGTATCATTAAAATTGGAAGACAAAGACCATCCTGGTTCATATCTATACATTAGATATTTAAATACAATATCAAATTGCTCTTCGAACGGTATGCTTCTATCTGGTGCTTGTGGAACCCTCAAATATCTGGTGCTGTCAAGGGTAAATGACAGCTGATCGTATACATCATAATTTAAAATTTTGAATTCTATCAATATACTTAAAGTTCTGTCTTCAAATGTGCTTGTTATGTTTTTTAATTTGATGCGAGGCTCGTATCGTTCTAGTCCCGTAGCAATTGTATTTTCAACATAGAATGAAAAGTCGTTGGGATTCTCAAACAATCCAGTCAAGACATTAGTACCGAATTCAGGATCAAATGGTCTTTCGTGAAATAATGTTAGAATTATATTTTTAATGGAATCCTTTATTGCCAAAGAATCCCGTCTGATGTTTAGATCGCCAGTAAAATTATTTCTGGTCAAAAACATTGGTAAATCTACGAAGACGTTTTTTAGTATTTTCATGATTAATTCTAATAACCCTTTCAGAAATTTTATCATTATTTAAGTATTTATGTTCAAAGAAACAACCCCCAGAAATGGGGGTTGTCGGACCTAAGATGCTATCTTAAGTGGGGTTATTATTATGTAGTCAAGTCTACGATTTCACATTTGTCGCCAGTGCAGGCATATGTCTGAGTTCCCTTGGTGGAATCTTCTCTTTCGTAGTTTTTCAGCAGGCTCCAGTCCACATCCTTTGGCATCTTTTCACATAGTGCTTCATACTGCTCCTTTGAACAATCCTGGTATGGTGCTTGCTTGTAACTGTGATCCGAATGTGGTAGGAATGAAATACCGCTAATCTCATCGAAGTGCTTATACACCCATGCGCCAACCTCCATCCATTCATGCTCACGAACCGTGATTGTGATGGATGGCTTATGCTCGCACCAGTGTCTCTGGTATGTCAGCCAAAGTTCAAGATGCTCAATCGCTGTCATGTCATTGCGTGTGATTGAACCCTCTGCTTTCATTGGGAATGAAAATACCATAGTATGGTCTGGCTTCATTACACATGGCTCGGCGGGGAATCCCATCTCAATCATCATCTGACACAATGGATCCTTGCGATCCGCACGGACGGTGCGAATGTAATATTCATTGTGTCGAGCATGAATACCAGACGCAGCGTTGGTCAACTGAGAAACTGTTCCCGATGGCTTGATGCAAGTAATAGCAGCCGCTGGATTGATTCCAATCCGATTTGCCCATTCGCTATTCGTCTTGATTGCTACATTCTTGAATGCAGTCAGAATATCTGGAAGAGTAGTTGTTGGTGTGGGATTTCCATTTCGCATCATCTTGTTATCCATGATGCCTGTCAACGATACACCTAGAAGTGCTTCTTCCTTGCAATTCTTTACCCAAGAAGAGGAGAGATATGGGAAATGAGTCAGCGATGCCTGCCATGTTCCAAGTATGGTTGCAAGTTCTATTTTGCGTTGAAGTGATTCAAACGTATCCTCTGGTCTGACAACAACCTCAGTCAGATTGCAGAATTCCTTATCACGGAGAATAATCTCGCTGCATGGATTTGTTCCCCACTCATGATTTGGATCTCTGCGATCACCTAGTTTCGAGATAGCCTTCTTGCAAGCATCCCGATTGAAGATGCCCCTTTCCCCGCTCTTTGACTTATACAAAGAGATCCATTCTTCCATGAAAGTTCCAATTTCTGGCTTCTCTTTGAAGGCAACCGAATTGTTTGCCAAGGCTCGTTGAGGATTTTGTTCCCACCAAGATCCAGTTTTAGCTTCGCGCATTCTTTCGTCGGTGAGATTCGACAGCGAAATAAGCGCAGAGCGTCTAACGCCTCCGACAACGACAATCTCTGCGATCTTGCAAACAATATCGTGACATTCGATGGAAGTAAGCTTTCTTCCCGCCGCTCTTCTAAAAGTATCAGTGGTGAAGAGAAAGAGATCATCGAGGGGTCTTGGCCCAGAAGCTCTACCACCAAAGGTTTTGAGTCTAGACCCAGCAGGACGTATCTTAGACAAGTCCCATTTTGGAACCTGACCTCCAACAAGAAGGGATACCAATTCTCGGTACGCTTTAGCCCAACCAGTTTTACTGTCCTGTACCACAATAATGGTTTCTGAATCAGTGAACTGTTCAGCGATTGTAGGAAGTTTCTCAACATATTGACGCTCCACGCTAAATCCAACGCCAGTTCCGCACATCAAAATGTAGATAATTTCATCAAATGCGCGAATATTATTTATTGCCACATAAGAACAATTATATCCTGCCGTGTTATCACGGCGCAATGCTTCACCAGCCGTCATGAGTGCTCTCATGCTAGGCATGATTTCCAGATTCAATACTGCATTTTCCAGTTTTGATCTTGTCTCTGGATCAACTTTAAAATTGTGATTTTCAAGAAGATGCTTCTCGAAGAAATCAAAGTATCTCTTCACAGTCTCGGGCCATGACTCACGACGGGTTTCATTCTCAATCCAACGGGAATATCTACTCTTGTAGATAAATTCCTGATACTGACTTGGTAAATTATTCATATCACTCCTTTGTTGCTTCATATTTAGTTGTCTTGGCCAACGCATTCCAGGACACTGGGTACAATGGCGATATAATTTCAGATATTGCCGTTGCATATTGTTGTATTTCCCACTGTGCGTGTGGGTCGATTCGTTGCACGTATACTCGCGCAAATGCACTAAGAGAGCCAGTCCACCACCACTCGGTATATGTACCCTGTGGAAGTACAGATCTTGCCTGTTCTGGTGCTACGCCTTGCTTCAGCAGATCTTCATAAACTTCAAGAGAATCATCGCATATGTTTTCATACATCTCTGTCACATATGGATTCACAGCCATGAAGCCAGAACTACCCTGCTTTGCACCATTTGTTGGTGCTAATCTCCACAATGGAATATAGATCTCTGGCTTGTCAGTGACATATCTACGAGAAACTTCATTCATCACAAGACCAACCTGGTGCTTTCCCAGTTGTGCTCGTATGAACATCGGGGCTTTGATCCTGAGCGTAATCTGAGGGTGGCCAAATGGAGTCCAATGGTGATTCTTTGCAAGATAGGAGATAAGTTTTTGATCTCGGTCAGACAACTTCTTACCAGAGATCTCACCAGTCCACTTCTGCTCTCCTTCCCAATCGCTTTCCTTATTAAATGAGACTCTTGCAGCATTAACAACAGTCAAATCATCTCCCATGTGGTCGATGTATTCGACATGTCCTTTATCAAGTAGATTTATCTTCTTTGTCATCTTCTGTATCCTCTTCGATGTAATGCATTATTATACCAGGAACATCCTCTTCTGTAAAGGTTTTGGCATAATCAACCGCTCGCTTGAACAACTCTCCATTATTTTGCTTTATATAATAAGCAAAATGTGAATTAAAAACCATCACGGAATCGAACAATTTTTTCATCAGATAAAGTTGCTCTGCTTCGTTGAGATCATCATCTTCGTTTAGATATTCATCTTCTTCCATTTATTAAAAACCATTCTAGCCATAAGGCCCGTGTAAGTGTTTTCGTCAATTATCTTTTGTGGATTCAAACCAGACATGACCATGTCGTTTATATCCTTTTGCGTTACATTGCTTGGAAAGATGCATACGGTCTTTCCCTTCTGTATCAACGCATCAAGCAACTTGATAGTTTCTAGTTTATATGGTTCATTATCAATCACATATACTGCGTTCTTGTCATTTAGCTTTTCGTCTACTTGAAGAAAGTTAGCAGATCCCAGGGTTGCTATGCTATTTGGAATGAACATTGAATTTATCGGTCCTTCCAAAACGTAGAATTTCTTGTCTACATCCAGCGAATTCAATCCATAATAGCAAAGATCGTTGTCATGCTTCAATGTGAAGTATTTCAGTCCTCTTTTTGTTTTGGGGTTGAACGTTCTGCATTGAAATCCGCATATACCATTGCTATTGCGAATAACCACCACAAGACGATCTTCCGATATAAACCTTTGATTGTATTTTTCATCGAATTCCTCTGCAAGTTTGCTCACATCTTCCGTATATCCGATATCGTTCCATCTATCCTCTGGTATGTTTCTGCCAAGAACATACATGACAGCCTTATGATCCTTTGGAAGATCGCTGAGATATTGGAAACTATAGTGCTTAGGTTTGCTATTAGCAACAGGATAGACAGTCTGAATGGTAGGCTTTGGATAGTTTCCGCGATTTTCACCATTAACAAATCTCTCCATCGAATACTCCTTGCATAGAGATGGTGAAATATGTTGTAGAAAATTATAGACACTAAATCCAACGCCACAGTTATGGCATTTATAAAAAAAATTATTATTCTTGACAAAGAAGTAACCTCTAGCCTTTCCTTTACTCTTCGTGGAATCTCCACACACTGGACATCTGCAATTTGCAAGATTGTCCTTCTTCCACTTGAACTTCGGAAGCATTGGAGAAATCAGATTGATATACTTTTTATCGATATAGACAGACATCACATGTTCCAATCATCGGTAGTAGTGACTTTTCTTCTTCGGAAAAAATCATCAGGTCCACTTTTCTTTGGTCCTAGTGAAATGGCATTGACCGTAGAAGAGGAAGACACAACATCATAAAGCTTCATCTTTGCGCGATTTATGCCAACTAGGAATTTCTTGTTGCCCAATCGCTCATTATACCTGTTCTTGAGTTGCTTTACCATGATGTTGTTCATATCTTCGAGTTCATCGGTGCTGATCAATGCCACCATGAAATCGGCAGTCATCGGAAGGCCGAATGATTCTGAAGTGTTAGTGAGATCAGGATCAGTATTGGCAAATCCTTCCCGATTTGTCTGGGTAGCAGTGAATACAGGAACATTATACTCGACTGCAATTCCGCGTATCTCCTCAGCAATAGCCTTGATATATTCATAAGAATTAACTTTACCTCCCTTAATTCTTGAAGAAGCACAAATATTCAGATAATCTATGAATATGATATCTGGAACAAACTTCTTCTTTAACTTCAACTCATCCAATAGAAATCTGAAATGATTCGCATTGGCTGTTGATGTTGGATATTCCTTGATGATCAACTTGCCTTTGAATCCACCACAACTATTGTGGATTTTCTTTTCATACACGTTCAATGGAAGATCCTTGATATCCTTGATGGCGATGTCAAGGATATTTGCATCTATGCGCTCTGCGATCTTTTCTTCTGACATCTCACATGTGATGTATAGAACATTCTTGTGTTGCTTCAGACAACTTGCGGCATAGTGGCATAGAAACAGAGACTTTCCGACACCAGTTCCCGCCATGACTATCGACAGGGTCTTTGGAACGATACCACCCGCTGTGATTTCATTGAACACCTCAAGGTCAAATGGAATCTTCTGTTCCACCTTGTGGTAGAATTCATACCGCTTCTGATAGTCTTCGACGTAATCGTGTCCGATGTGCGTGTCAAAAGACACAGACAAAGCCTTGGACAAGATGTCTGGAATTGCAGTCGTTGGTGTCTGTTCCTTTCCATCGATGATGTTAATTGAATTCATGATGGCGTTGTAGACGGCCTTTTCCTTGCAGAAATTTTCAGTCTCATCCATCAACCAATCCAACGAACACTCATCGAAATCTCCGTAGATATCATCGACGCGGGACAATGTCTTTTGACATTCATCCTGCTGCAATGTCTTTTTCTTGTCCATCGAAATAACAATCGCCTCCTTGGTGGGAAGCGCGTTATACTCCACGATGAACTCATGTATGAGAGTAAATACTAGATTGTCAATCCTATCATGAAAGTATTCTTTCTTGAGGAAAGGAACAACCTTTCTAGCATAGATTTCATTCTTTACTAGATTTTGAAAAATTACCTTTTCAATGTTCATTTGAGCCGTACTTGAATTGCTTGTTAGCTGCCTGGTCCAACTTTTCCATTACATCGGCGGTAAAATACTTCTGTGGGTTTTCATAAATGTTCTTTTCGAATGCACTCGACCCATCAGGAAGGGTGATTCTAGTGCTGGTCTTGGTGAAGATATCAGACTCAAGTGCAAGATCGACAAGACCATAGTATGGATCCAAGCCAGTGTCATAGTTTAGTTTCACAGACACCACCTTATTCTCCTTGGTAAACCTGGACTTATAGAGTTTGCAATTGATGATATTACCAACGATATCTCCATCGCTATCCTTGTCCTTCTTCTTGCTCAGATAGACAATAGTTGATGCAGCGTACTTGAGTCCAGTGCCACCACCCATCTCCGTGGTTGGAACATATGCTCCAACGACAGAATAAGTATGGTTGGTCATGATCATTGGAATCTTTGCCTTGCCCAACTTAAGAGTGAGGACTCGGAATGTAGCCTTGATCACCTGTGCGCGAGTCATATCTCGCGTTTCCTTGCCCTCTGCCGTGTCATTGATTTCCTTGGATGTAGACAACATTCCAAGTGAATCCAAAACAATCATCATGGGCTTTCGCTTGGACTCGTCTTCTGCAAGATATGAATCAACAATAGTTACTGCCTGATGCCTAAATTCTTCAATGGTTGCAACGGGAAATACCGCTACTCTATTGGAGTCCACGCCCCTAGATTTAAACATATCGGATGTCACTGCCTGTTCTGTATCAAAATACAGAACCACTCCATCCTTGTTGTCTTCGAGAAACTTAGAAAGAACACCTATCGTGAAATAGGTCTTTCCCGTGGCTGCTTCTCCTGCAATGGCAATAATCTTGTTGTTTGCCATTCCACCATATAGCGAACCAGATAGCAGGGCATTGAACATGTAACTGCCAGTATCGATGAATCCCGATACGTCACTGCCATCCAGACCCTCATCAACGATGGAGGCAAATTTATTTCCAGATGTTTTGATAATATTCTTTAGAAAGTCAGTCATGTTAACCTCATATAAAAAGTGATTCTAGCGTACTTTTCTCCTCATAGTTCCAGCCAATCGTATCGATGATATTCGTCAGCGGATCTATGAAGGTCTTTTCGAATTGGGTATTATAGTCGATGAACGACTCTAATGCAAATTCTTTTGGTATTTTATTTGGGAATGCAATTACACATTCGTCTCCCTTGAATCCTGCAATCGGATTTGGCTTCTTTAAGTAGATGAATTTAATCTTCTCACCCTCAAAAATCTTATTGTACTTCTTGGTAAGATTTTTCTTTGAAAGGTGATAATTGTATAGAAGAGCTCCCTTCACTGCAATTGGAGTCCCCTTCTTGTATATCTGATCCTTGTCCTTGTACTTGTTCAGTCCATTGACACTGCGAGGAGATGCTATCTCCTCTGGGGAAAGTGCCATGAATTGTTTCCTAAAGTCAAAGACAAATTCAATCAGATCTTCTTCTGTCTTGTTCAGAATGATTTCAATGGATTCCTTCAGTTTCTTTCGCACAATCTCTGGGGTGGAAGACCTACTGGTTTCAATGCCCATGATTTTTTGCTTGGGCTTTGAATATCGAATACCCTCTGAATCCCAGACATTTAGCATGTATCGCTTTTTTGCTACCCAAATTCCCTTGTCTGCAATAACTTCCCGTTCCATGTTGATCCTGGACTCAAATGCATTCATGCATTTTGCCATCTTATCGAATTGCTTCTCAATGAACGGAGTTATGATTTTCTTGCAGGAGTTGTCGATATAGTTGATTTTATCTTCTGTGGATTTATTTGCACAGAATTTCTTGACGATAGGCTCCATGTTTAGATACACAGAGTCAGTATCTGAGTAGACTACATAATCGTAATTCTTGGTTCCAACAGCATCGTTGATAAATTCATTCAATTGAATTGCGATGTACTGAATAATAAGCTGACCAGTCAGAGTGACTGCTTCCGCCAATTCGGTACTATAATAACGAAAGAATTCATTGCCTACAGCACCGTAGGCAGAATTCAATTGAATCTTACGCACTAATTGAAAGTTATTGTATTTTGCTATGTCAAATTCAAGAGAGTGTTTATACTTAAGAAGTTCATCATCAGTTAGTTCTTGAAGGTTCATCATTAAAAGCCTTGTGGTCTTCAGCAATAATCTTAGGCGTTACTCGCTTTACCTCGTATTTATTTGGATTGACTGTGTGGTTCTTTCTCCAGTCGTCAGCTTCTTTTTGGGAATTCCAAATAGAAATACTGCGATTAGATTCTCGCATCCAGTCTTCTTCATTGTTGGCATTTGTAAAAAATAGACCAAATTTCATACCAAAATTATATCAGATTGGTCTGTAAAGTCAAGGTTTTTTGGATTCGATGTACTCGACTATAAAATCAACAATAAATTCAAGACCCTTCAGTCCGATATATCCCATCATGAAGGCAACGGCATACTTGCCCTTTTCCTGTATACCAGGTGGTGCAAAATTCAAAACCAACGGAGTCATATAATTAGCACACATGGTTCCAGCAAAAATACATCCTATGGTTTTGGATAATCTCTGCTTTCTTTTCTTTATGGATAGTAATAGAGCCCCAAAAAATCCCGATAATAAAAATCCGATGTCTATGCCGTACCGTAAGAGATGTGTGTGAAAATCGTCGTTATTTTGCATTTATTGTCCCCATGTATAATCTAGCAACGTTTAGACGATCACTACATGTTGTATTTATACAAAAAACAAACCCCATTACTGGGGTTTGGGTTCATTCAGATGCGGGAGAACCAGCCCCCACTGCTTCAAGCAGCCATCCGCATTGGTGCGGCATTTATGTTGCCAACTTTGGCATTTAACGAGGGTTGTTGACGACCTCTCGGATATCTCCCTATTGCTTGCACACCCATGTCGATTCTGTTCGACCCCGTCGAATGGAGTCGGGGGGATTCGCACCCCCGTGCATTAGGTTAGTTCACAAAGATCAACGATATCAAGTATTATTTATATCATAATGATATTTGTCTGTATCTTCAGTAATCCACTTTGGACTTTGCTCTGAAGACCATACTCTGGTATTCAATTTTCTCTCAATCACCATGCTTCCATACTTAACCGTAAAGCTTGGATCATGTACTAGTATTCTATTATTTGGCTGTATTGCGAAATTTCCATTATCTAATCGCAGAACATGGCCACATTTGTGCTGTCCTGGTGCTTCTGAAAATCCAGTATCTAGAGTATTTGAATCTCCAGCGGCCCAATCAAGTGTGAATAGATATGTTCCCGTGTATTTTTCTTTTCTTCTAGAAGTAAATGACATCTTTTTGTTCTTGAAGATATCAAATACAGTAACTGTAGGGTAATAGGAAAAACTATCCCATAAAACCAATTCATCTAATTCCTGAGAAACTGCATCCTCTGTCCAAGAAAATGCAGAGATCGGCATTCTCCACCAAATACCACCATCTTCCATCAAAAAATGAAACAATGGAGTTCTTGAAGGAATGCTTGTCATTCCAAAAATCACGCATGGAAATTTCTTATCAAAAGAATCTTCCATATTTCTTAGATATTCACCGCGCACAAAACATTCGATTGGTGGTAGATTGATATTAAACATTATTAATTTTCTCACACAAATACTCGGTGCTATTTGTGCAGTATGCAGTGAATGGTATTCTTGTAGTTATTCTAAGCCGTGGTGGTAAAAACAACCAAACAATTATGTTGATCAATAATAGACATAAAAAAATACTAAATACCAGTTTGTATCTAATAAGATACTTAGTCCGATCCATTTTTAATTGCAATCTTATCCTTGAAGATATAATCAAGTGGCCTTACACATGGCATGTCAATGTCATGCTCATAGTAGATCCAATATTTTCTGGCAAGTAGTTCCTTCATTGCAAACACTTGATATGGCTTGAAATAATTCAACACCCTGAGATCATTTTGAACAATCGCAATATAGATGATATTTTCAATGTCAGACAACCAACTGGCACTAAATGCAGATTCAGAGTAATCTGAGATTGCATCTATCGTAATGTCAACTAAATCTTGAAATCCTAAAGTCATAAAGCTCTCACCCAGAATTGAACTGGGATTACAAGATTACAAATCAGGTGTAATACCATTATACTATGAGAGCAATATCCTAAACTACTTCAGTGGGATTCGAACCCACATTCCCCGTGTTGCGGGGGTAATATCCTTTATACGATGAAGCGAACCATTTCGCGTTCTTCTACGGATTAACGCGCCCCTCCGTGCCTCTAGCAGCGAGGTCAAAGCAGATAACGGGATTCGAACCCGTGAGAAAAGTTTGGAAAACTCTTATGTTGCCACTACATCATATCTGCAAAGTCTTTTATAAGTAATGATCCCACGGGGATTCGAACCCCGTTCTTGAAATTGAAAGTCTCAGGATTTAGCCAATTAATCTATGGGACCAATTATTTTGAATGTTCTATTCTATGGCAGTTAGCGCATAGTATTATACACTTTTTTATCTCTTCGTCAAGTACATTCTGTGGAACTCCAGATCTTGCAATTCTAGAAATATTATGTTTTTTATCTTGCAAGTGATGAAATTCCAATGCTGCTGAATGAGTATTAAATCCACATTTGCAACAACCATTTTCTTTTTTGATCTTTGCAATATATTCAGCATTTTTTTTAGCTTGCTTTAGATCTTTTTTCATAGATTAAACATCTATGATTATTTATATACCCAGATCCACGCCAAGTCTGGTTCTTCATTCATAATTTCTTTTTCCCGAAACTAAATATAAAAATTAAAATATCCCACAGTAAAAAACATAAACTTGCTGCTAATGCTCCAGTACACAATCCAATGTGTACTAAAGGATACATAACACAAGCTTCAACAAAATATTTCATTTTTCGTATCTGCATAGAATTATACCACTCCCATCACCTTTGTCAATCAGATAATTTAAATTTGCCTCGTCTGTCCAACACCCACAATTAAGATAATGAATCTTGCCAATCATCTTATCTGCTGGTTCATGAATATGACCGCAAATTACTCCATCATATCCATGCTTCTCTGCGTATTCTGAAAGATGTTTTTCGAAGTTTCCAATAAACATGGTAGCCTTCTTAAACTTTACTTTCACATACTTAGAAAGCGAAGAATACCGAAACCCCATCTTTTTGCGAATCCAGTTATACCATTCATTGATCTCTATCAGGATTTCATATCCAACATCACCAATCTTGGATATCAGAGTTCCAATTTTATATTTACAAATCAAATCAAACTGATGACCATGAAGAACTAGATATCTTCTTCCATCAGACGCTGTATAATCACATCTTTCATGAAGATGAACTCCACCGAAAGATTTCGACTCAGAGAATCGGTTCATGAATTCGTCATGATTTCCCCAAATATAATGAACCTCTCCATGCTTAGATTTCTTGAGTAGACGACGAATACAATCTACATGATGGGTCTGTGTTTCAATATCCATCTTGAATGCCTGATTGAAACGCCAAATATCAATAATATCACCAACCAAGTAAATACAAGAACTCTCATCCTTTTTAATAAATTCGGATAAGAGTTTTGCTTTGCATTTATTAGATGCTATATGGAGATCTGAGATAAACAGAGTTTGCTTCATCCTTTATGTAGATGAAATAGCGAGCGTTTTGTTCACCGTCGCCGCTTTTCAATGATACCAGCAACCGCAAGAAGGGCAAGTGCGGATGGTGCGGGAACCACTGTGTGTTCGATGTTGTCAATGGCTTCGTCAATGTCCGTGAAATCGCTGTCATTGTACGGTCTGTCGTTCATCATCAAATCCGACAGTTCTGTAAGTCTTTCAATGATGTCACTCACTTACCGTCCTCCATTTGTTCTCTATTCATAATAGCGCGAGTGGGACTCGAACCCACACTGTATTGATTTTGAGTCAATTAACTCTGCCGTTGGTCTACCGCGCCGTAACTACCCCGCCTAGATTCGAACTAGGAAAAAGAGATCCAAAGTCTCCTGTGATACCGTTTCACCACGGGGTAACTTATCAATTCTTCAAAGCAAGCTTACGTGCTCGTCGCTTCTTGCTACCGATCTTTCGGCGGCGACGACATTTAGTTCGTATTTGTGGTCGTGACATTCATTACCTCCTTTGTCATTATAGCATCAATGATCTCGGTTGTCAATCACATTGCCGCAATAAGAGTACATTGCAATTCCACTTGCAGTTCCTACATTCAGACTACGAACACTTCCATACTGTGGAATATAGACAACATCATTGCACAATTCAAGAAGTTCCTGTGGAATTCCATTCTTTTCCTGCCCAAATACCATTACGATATGGGTGTATGGACTCCAAGGATAATGATTGATATTCATAGCACCTTCGACATTATCCATCCCAACAATTCTGATATTGCCATTGTGCTGATCTCTCAACTCAGTGAGCGAGTCGTGAATATTATCAATGGTCTTCACATGCTTGAAGTTGGTGTAATGGTGCGTTCCAACAGTGCCACGCCGATCATATTGCTTTCGCCCGTAGATCCAGACTTCAGCCGCCATGAATGCATTTGCATTCCGAATGAGTGTAGCAATGTTGAAATCATTTTCAAGATTGCTTGCAATCACCGTAAAATTATTTCGCTTGGTGTTTAGGTCAGCAAGGATTGCCTGTGTCTCCCAGTCCTTGTAATAGTCGATCACATTCATGCGATTCCCCTCCGCTTCAACTCCGCTTCAACTGCTTCCAATTGCTTCTTGGATTCAATCATCTTGTTTTTGAACATCTTTCTATCCTTGAACATCTTGTCCATCAACTCTGGAAGAAATCCATGCTTTGCGTGGGTGAAACACGCACCATTTGCCGTGATTGCAATATTATTGTCCTTGCATTCACTGAATACGTTCTTCATCTCCTCCGATGGGGATATGATGTCCTTTGGTGTTGGTCTGACATTGATCTGCTCAACGAATGTCTCGGGTGAGATATTGTATTGCATGATGGACGATGGATACATGCTGGCAATGTCGAATGAAACTACCCAGTTATGCATCCCATTGATCGGTTCCTTCACGTATGCACCAGCGTACTGCGTATCCTTTGAACTGATCTTCTTTGGAGGAACCACGATGTTCTTCTTCAACAGGTGATTGTAGATGATGACATCCCACGTTCGTACCTGTGAGAATACATCGTTGAAGTTTACACCAGCAGAATATGCAAGAGCCACCGCAAGTTCCATCAACTTCATCTTTTGCTCAAGCCGTTCAACCAGCAGTACGTCCTTGATATTGTACTCAATGAACTTCTGAAAATTGTTCTTGTAGAAATCGGAGATGCTTTCATACTCGTTGTATGAAATCTTACGCTCTCCAAGCTCCACCCAAGCAATATGATCAAGCCGATATGACTCTTGGTTTACATAGGTAAAGGTCTTGTAGAGTTCATAGTAATCCACGGTCGAGATTCCTACGATGTCATATACAAGAAACTCCTTGCCGCTCTTTTCGATCTTCTTCTCCTTGAGGATATTCCATGGAGACAATTCTCTTGGATCGATGTCAATTTGCTTCAGCCGATTGATTAGATACGGCATATCGAATAGACGGATGTTCCAACCAGTGATGATGTCTGGCTGCTTGTCCCTAAAATACTTGACAAAACTATAAAGAAGTTGCGATTCATCATCAAACTCATTCACAGTAATTGTAGGATCATCTGTAGTGAATTGCCCAAGGCAAAATACAGTCTTGCGATTGTTCATCATGCATGTAATTGCAATGACCTTTTCCTTGGGATTTTCAATCTCTGGAAATCCATCCTCACATGTAGTCTCAATATCAATATACATGATTCTCAGAAGAGAGAAATCATACTCGACATTGCCATTATGTTGCTCTGCAATGTATTGATACTCCACACCAATATCTCCGTGAAGATCAAAGCCAGATACACTGTCATATGTCTTCTTGAATTCGCTCATCTCGTAGAGGTTTTCAAACGCCATCCTCTCTACGTTGCGACCATCGATTGTCTTGTATTGGCTTTCCTTGTTCGATGGAACGAACAGACATGGCTCATAGGAAAATGAATCGACTACATGTCGATTCGAATCAATTCCACGATAGCAAATCCTTTTACCGTCGTAGAATACATGTGTGTAGAATTTCATATAGTGTCTAGTGTATTTGGAACAATTCCTCCCTTGGAGTACATATCGTATGCACTCTCTGGCAAGGGGTTACTCAGTTCTACCATAGTATACGACTTATTGTTCTTTTCGTCAAGGTAGGCGTACAAAAGAACCGAATAGTTGATCATGTCAAGGATGGTATCGCGTAACTTTTCATCCTGTACCTTGAATTCTCCAGACTCCATGAAAGAAGAAAGACGGCTCATCTTGTCGAGAAGACGAACCATCATTCCCTTTTCGGTCGTGGTGATTCCCATCGCCTCTGCTCTGGTGAAGTTGGCGAATGGTTGGGTTCCAGTCTTACCAGAATAATCATGGTTTTTCAGACGCATTAGTGCAAGCGCAGAGTCGCACAATTCCTCATGTATTTTAAATAGTTCGTCACTTGTCATGTTATACTCCTGTCGATCCAAACCCACCACTTCGGTCGGTCTTTGTAGTTGGCCTCTCTTCGATGTATGTTATGTTTGCCTGCATCTGCTGCACAAGTTCCCCCTGTGCAATTCGATCACCAGAATAGATTCTCAGTCTTTCCTGAGAATTATTATACAATGGTATCATCAACTGCTGAACATAATCGGAATCAATTATACCAACAGAATTAATCAAATTCAATCCTTTTTTCGTGGAAAGTCCAGATCGTGGATATATCTTGACACAATGATTCTCTGGTATGTCTAGGATAAGCCCAGTAGGAATCAGCATTCTCCACTCTGGTGGAATCTCGACAAAGTGCTTGCCATGTTCATCCTGACTTCCCAGTATCGTTATGTTTTTATTATCCGTAGAGAAAGCTTGAAATGAATTCTGATAGTGAAAATGCGCTGCTATGTCAAAACAAGCTGAGTTTTTAGTTCCGTATTTTACATCAGGAGTGTCCTGATGCATCTTATAAATTTTTAAATCCATTCTGTTACTCCATTCTTTGGCGGAAATAGCCTTGTCGTCTACAAAAACATCGACATCTGGCTTTCCAAATATTATCTTATCGTACTTTACTCCGAATCTTTTCATCTGATCATGCGTAAGTTGCGAATGATCTTTGCCAGAAGCGGATCCACGTGCAGTGAAAAGGTACACTGTGTTTCCATCATCGTGCAATTTATTTACCCGATCAATCATGCTTTGAATCGGAACTGAGGTATTATAATCAGATCCGTTGGTTTTCACAAGCGTATTATCTATGTCTATTGCATATCTCATTTGGAACACGCGGGTTCTATTCTGTAGGTATCTGCATCGAAATGCTGAGTAGATGCCTCGAAAATAACAGAGTCCTCCAATGCATATACCTGGTGTGGATATCCTGGTGCGAGATGAATCATTTCTCCAGGACCAATCACCTCAATGTGTTTAGTCGCGTTTACTGGATCAATCCAATGCAATTCGATTTTCCCGCTTTGGATATACCAGCTTTCATCTTTGATCAGATGATAATGAAGACTCGAATGTTTTCCACAATCAAACACCAGCAATTTACCACAATACTTTGGGTTATTTGCGAATACAATTTCACGACCCCATGTCTTTTCAACTATTTTTGGTTTCATTTTTTAGTTTCTCATAATAATGATTTATTCCACTAGCCAATGTCTCAGTAGTATCTATCCAGCCATTATCCACGGCCTTGCCGATATCAGCCATTGTATTTGTCTGATATTGCTTCTTCAACTTTTCTGGCATTGCAATTTCAATCTTGGACCCTGAGCCAAATGCAGCAATGCATTTATCTGCTACGTCATCAAAGGACGATTGAATTCCAGATCCCAGGTCATAGACCCCAGGAATTGGATTCCTATATGCATTGAAAAATGCTCGACAAACATCATCGACGTAGATAAAATCTCTATTGTATGTGTGAGAGTTCTCGAAGATATGGAGTCTTTCACCATCCTTCAATTGGTTGAACCATTTGAACATCACAGATGCCATATCTCTTTTATGATATTCATTCGGACCATAGACATTGAACAACCGAAAGCAAACAGCATGATCCGAGATGTCTTTTTCTGACACCAACTTGGACATGGCATAGAGATTCAATGGACCAGATCCATTTCCATATATTGCAGCAGTAGATGCAAAAAACAATGGAAGTTTCTTTGTTCGGCAAAAATCAGACAGCTTTTTGGTAAAATCAATGTTGTATTTTTGTATTACATCGATGTTGGTTTCCAATGTATCTGATATTGCTCCAAAATGAAAAACTGATGTGATTTCCTGATTGAACAGATCACCATCAAGCACATCATAAGACTTGAAATATTTTGCCTTATTATTGTAGCGATATGACCTTTCTTGAAAATCACATAGGATAATATCTTCAATTCCCATTGAATTGAGATAAAGAAGCATTCTACTTCCTATGAATCCAGAAGAACCAGTTATCAGTATCATAATTGCTCTATGATTCTAGTGCTGGAATAATCCCCAATGCGGTTGAACAAGATCAATTGGGAATGGCTGCAAATACCATCGTGCTTCATTATATGGTCGTAACTCCAGTCTGATCCCTTGACGACAACATCTGGCTTCAATGAAGCATGTAAGTTTTTCAATTCATCGTGTGTATCAAATACAAAGACTTCATCGACGGATCTAAAGGATAGCAGTATTTTCTTCCTATCCTCCGCAGTATTGATCGGCCTGCTCATTCCTTTTGTCTTTTTGACTCTATCATCGGAATCTATAGCAACAATGAGATAGTCTCCGTGTGTCTTGCAAAACTCAAGAAGTTCCACATGACCCCGATGGATTATGTCAAAAACTCCATTGGTGAAAACCGTCTTCATAATTGTGGGACAGATACTCCGCGATACTTGACAACATTGGATGCACACTTGTTTGCAAATTCAATGGATGATATTATATCACTTGTTTTGAAATATTCAACAACTAATCCAGCTAAAAAAGTATCACCAGCACCAGATACATCCTGAACATCCACTTTATTCACTGGATAATGTTTGTCTCTGTATTCACATCCATTGCTACCCATCGTATGAATTATTTTATTTTTTAGGATGGATGTGATTACATCGTATGAATTTTTAAACTCTGCATCGTTGATCTTTATATACTTTGCATTATTTGCCCAGAATCCAAGTTTTTTCTTTGTATCTAAAAACACTGTATCGTGATTTGCACAGATGGTTTCAATATCATATTCAGATATAAATCCCTTGTCGTAATCGGATATCACGATGATTTTATAAGAATATGATAATTCCTTTATGTTGATTGACTCTTTGCCTTCTACCGAATCAACTCGGAAAAAAGTATGATTGCTTTTTTTATGAACGTATCTAGTCTTGGTGACATTGTACCAATTCTTATTCACAATAGCATCACAAGTATAGCCTAGAGAAATAATATTCCTCTGCACATTTTTTGCCATACCAGGATTTTCCGTTGAGTCTAGGACATTTAATACTGGAACGGGAACATCTGGACACAATCTGTTCGAGTCGCAATATACGAATATATCACGACAAGCATCACCAATAACAAGAATGTCTTTCATAATCTAGTAAAAGCAAGATTCGAATCGTCTGTAATATGCTTAAAGTTCATTAGATAATTAAATGAGTTTAGGTATTCGATTGTCTTCTGAAGTTTATTACCCTGAGTAAAAACACCGTCAGAATGAACCGTCTCAAAGAATATGTTCTTTATATTTAACTTACTGAAATCAACTGAAAGTATTATATCACAATCATGACCTTCTGCGTCAATATACAGCCAATCAATCTCGCTGGTGTGCCATCCATACTTTTCCAGCAACGTCTCTAGCTTCATGCACGAAACATTCTGACTTGTTATATTGGATAGTTTGTTATTATGCTTAACAACATGATCTAGCGAAATTGAGCTATGTGATGAATCCCCAGAGTCGATATCGTTGAAATGCATTTCTATTTTACCATCGTATGTTGATATTGCACATTCCTCAAAATGACAGTTATCAAAATCAGCGTAGCATTCCCGCAGATGTTCGAGCGAATATGGATTTGGTTCCACTAACAAGCATTCATATTTTCGATTCTTTACTTTTTCAAAAACATGATCATAACCCTTGTTTGCTCCAATTTGTACTAATTTTTTAGGATGTCGTGGTTCAACATAAATGATGGAACTATTAGATCTTCCCCACGGACCAGATATCAGATTTGATATGTGCATTGGAAAGAATCTTTTATCAAGTGAATTGATAAGTTTCCATCTCTCGTAAATTTTTTCGTGACCACCATACCACTTATCCTTGAATATTACATCTTTATCAAAGTAGTAATTGTAGTGTCGGAATATCTGAGAGAGCATCCTTGGCTCTATGCCCATCTGCCCCTCTATGATCGGTGGTTCGTGGCAGATAAACTTCTCACCTTCCCACTTCCATAAACGAATATACCCACTGGTATATGCCTCCCCCCAATCTCCTATCGCACGAAGATTCCTTCCGATAAAGCATTGAGCGCGGAAACATCCTGCCTTCGAACCGCTGTCAAACAACTCTTTTTCAGCAGCGTCCATTTGTTCTAATTCCCATTGCTCGTCTATGTCGATTTCCCATAGCCAGCAACGATTTGTGATTTTCTTAACTTCTTCTATGGCTCTATTGACTTGATGATCTTTGGATTGCCAAAATCCACTCGAAGGAATATAGATCAACTTATCCGTTTCTTTGGATAGAAATTCAAGAAACTCCCGTGTTCCATCAATACTTCCTCCATTAAGGTGAAGATCATCTGGAAACTCGTTACACCATTTGGTACTGCCGTTTGAGCGTGATGCACCTTCGACAACTATCCATTTGTCGCACGATTTAAGTATATTTTCGTATTGTGTGTTGTGATGAAGATGATGAAGTCCATTATGAATAATTGAAAACACGATTCTCATATTTTATCCGTTTGTTGAAATAAAAGCGTCTATCTCTTCGTGAGTTGTGAGATTTTCAATTTCTGTTCTTTTGCTTCTATATGCCGAGATTGCTCCCTGCACAAGAGCGAAGTCAGAACTCTCACCTTGAAACTCCTTTATTAATTCATCATGTACTATTTCATAGGAGTCTGAATTCAATTGTTGTAGCAACATAGATTTGCGATCTTCAATTGTCAAATCTATAACAGACCATACAATTTCAACAGGAGTTTTTGTAAGATCAAAGGAATGTGCTCCTGTTATTTGCCTTCCAGCAATAAGAGTAGGCTCAATTTCTATAGCATCTCTCCAATCACCAGTTGCATTCCCTGGAAGATAATCAAGACATTCCACTACTTCATCGTTTTCTACCCTAATATGCTTTGGCATAGTTTACTCCATTTTGATTTCTTTACAGTTCCAAACTGATTCTCTAAATTTTTCTTTAGTTCTGATATAGGTTGTTTCCAACATCCAAATTTTTGCTGTCTGAAAAGTGTTACTGAATCATAATAAGGCGTCTTGTTGCCAGGAACTGACCATATGTAGTAATTCAATACAGGAACTATAATCCATGTTGGTACTCCCATTGCTCCTGCAAGATGTGCAACACTAGTACATGATGTTATCACAAGATCGCAGCCAGAAATAGCATCTCTCGTTTGTTCCCAATTATTTAGTGGAACTTTTTTGATGAATTCTGGACAATCTTCTTCTCCATCATCTCTCTGTAAACAAATAAAATCAGCATCAATATTCTTTAGAGCATCAAAGAAAGGCTTCAGTGGAAATCTACGATTTTGTTCATGTTCGAACTTTGGATTTCCCTGCCAACGAACACCAATTACTGGTCGTTTATTTTTTGGACTATTTGTTTTTGGGATATAAGGAGAACCATTAATATCTTTATATTCATAACCCAACGGTATGAGAACTGACATGGCGGGAACCCAAAAATCATGGTATACACCACCAGCAGCGGCGTGTTCTATAATCATCTTTACGCCCATGCAGCATTTAACAATCGGAAACAATTCAGCAGAACAAGCAACAATAACATCACATCCCCGTTTGTTCATGTCTGTGATGTATTTTAAAGCATGAATCTGATCGCCTATCCCACCTTCAAGATAATATAGAATAGTGCCCATACTCCTACCATCCCATAATGGAGTAGGAACTGGTGGTTTTGGATTACCAAAACAATTCTCATATCGTCCCCTTGCTAGACCCCCCATTCCCTCTTGCAGTCTTCCTTGGCGCAAGGCATACCAGCCCATATTGAAGCCAATCTTGTTGCATAGAGGATTCTCCTTCTGTGCTTCACAAAGAAGTTTATACGATTCCTCAAACTCACCTTTCATCGAAAGTGCAACGGAATGGTCGATCTTCTTTTTCTTATAGTCGCGAACCTCTCCCTTCCAGAATTTTGGTTGATCGTAGCTGTCGAAGTGTTGTGCTAGAATTTTTCTTGAATCTTGATTGTGTTGATATCCCAATCGTGGTGATATCGTATGAAGATTCGGAATTGCCCATGCTGCATCATCTTTTTCCGCTACAACTTTTGTGTCGATATTCCCAAAATCATATTCAAATGGATGAAGTCCAAGAAACTTATGAATTCGATTCATTTGTTCCTGTGGAGACTGAATAAGATCGTCATAGTCAATGAATAATATATTATTTGGTGCTGCATCATATCCTTTTTTTAGTTCGGCATATGATGACTTGAGGTGTTTAATCAACTCAGAAGAACGAAGGAACTCAGATACATCGTTTGGTTTTGCAACACGAACAAATGATGCAGCACAATCAGCAGTTGAACGAACAGTAGCTATGATTTTTGGTTGTTGACCAAGAACATTTGCCATCGTCTCCATTATTTGAGGATTCACCCACCCTCTGCTCTTGTCCAGTATTACTGGTTTCTTTATATCCTTATATTTTGCTTCAATCACAGATCGAAGCATACGATAAGCTTCTTCTTTTTCTGCTCCCTGTGCAACTGTTGTTGGTGAATTTTCCCAAGTTGTACAGACAGAACCAAGAATGTCTATAAGACCACTAGTAGGTGTTGAATGAACATGTGGATGTTGATTTAGAAGAGAAGAAAGAACAGTAGAACCACTACGAGGAAGACCACTCAAAAAATGAATCATAATATTAATTCCTTTAACATTGTGTTTATATTAAAAATTTCACACTACATTTATTTATATAAGAACTAAAAAAATCTTCTTGTATTAATTTTATCTAACTCAACTCTTTACTGCGGCAGTTGTCTTATATTTATCTACTTCAACAATTATCCATGTAGAATCTGTTCCTACCTGAATTGGAGAAGATACATGTCGATTTAAAGTCATTGCTGATCCATTGGAATTAGTCCCCCAAGCCCAAAGAGTTCCATTTGTTTTAATCGCTTTAGAAATGTATCTTCTAGTAAAAATTAATGACCAATCTGTATCAGTTCCTATTTGAACTGGAGATGAACGATTCGTGCCTGTATTGCTAAGACCTAGTTGACCTGTATTATTTCTACCCCACGACCAAAGAGTACCCGTTGTTTTAAGTCCCACAGTAAAATTATATCCACATCTTACGGAAGACCAATTTGTATCAGTACCAACTTGAACTGGAGATGATCTATTTGTTGTATCCCTAAGACCCAATTGACCATAACTATTTTGTCCCCATGCCCATAATGTTCCTGTTGTTTTTACTGCTGCGCTAATATTATTTCCTGCGTCAAAACTTGACCAGTTTGTATCGCTTCCTATTTGAACTGGAGATACAGCAGCATTTTGTGATACTCCTAATTGACCTTGCAAATTGTATCCAAAAACAAAAATATTATTGCTGCTATTTAGTACAGCAAAACTACTACTATAGTTTGGAGAAATATTATCTGTTGTAGTTAACCAGTCAGTATTGGTTCCTATCTGAACTGGAGATGAGCGGTTTGTAGCATTACCAAGACCAAGTTCACCTAGAGTATTTCTTCCCCATGACCATAATGTTCCATTTGTTTTAACTGCTAGAGAAGATCTAAGACCAGCCTTACAAAATGCCCAGTTAGTATCAGTTCCTATCTGAACTGGAGATGAACGACTTGTGGTATTTCCCTGACCAAGTTGACCATATCCATTACCTCCCCACGACCAAAGTGTTCCTGTTGTTTTAATTGCTAATGTGTGTAATCCTCCCGAACTCACAGAAGCCCAATCTGTATCAGTTCCTATCTGAACTGGAGATGAACGATTGGTTGTATTGCCAAGACCAAGTTGGCCAGAAGTATTGAGGCCCCAACCCCACAATGTTCCAGTTGTCTTACGTGCTAAACTGTGACCGTTTCCAGTTCCAAGTGAAGCCCAATCTGTATCAGTTCCTATTTGAACTGGAGATGAACGACTTGTGGTATTTCCCTGACCAAGTTGACCGTAGCTATTTCTTCCCCATGACCAAAGAGTACCCGTTGTTCTAATTGCAATAGTATGCCTTGATCCACAATTAAAATTAGATGACCAGTTTGTATCAGTTCCTATTTGTCGGGGAGAACTAAATGTAGAAACATTTCCAATACCTACCTGACCATATAGATTAGATCCCCACCCCCAAAGAGTTCCAGTTGTCTTTAATGCTATACTAAACTGACGACTTGCTTGTGCCTTTGACCAATCTGTAGATGACCCCACTTGAATTGGTGATGAAACATTTCCTGTTCCAAAACCGCTGTCGCCATAGTTGCCCCACACCCACATTGCTCCCGTAGATTTAACTGCAAGTGCGTGTCTCTGACCTATACTAACCTGGGACCAATTAGCATCAGAACCAAGTTGAACGGGGGAAGATCTTGAAATAAGAGTATTTGCATTATTTCCTACTTGACCGTAGGTATTTCTTCCCCAACCCCACAATGTTCCATTTGTTTTCAGTGCTAAACTGTGACCATTTCCAGTTCTTACCGAAGACCAATCTGAATCACTTCCAATTTGAACTGGAGATGATCTACGAGTATTATTATCACCATTTCCTAGATAAAAGTTCGCAGCATTTCCCCATGCCCATAGTGTTCCAGTATTTTTAATAGCAATACAAAAATTATATCCACAACTAAAATTAGTTGACCAATCTGTATCAGTTCCTATTTGAACTGGAGATGAACGATTGGTTGTATTCCCAAGACCCAGTTGTCCAAATCCATTATCCCCCCACGACCAAAGAGTACCATTTGATCTTCTTCCTGTAGAAAAACCACCACCACATCTTACAACAGACCAGTCCGTACTAGTTCCAATCTGAACTGGGGATGATCTACTAGTAGTTGATGAATTTCCAAATTGACCAGATGAGTTACTGCCTTGCGCCCAAATATTTCCTGAAGTATTCTTGTCTATACTAAAATTAGTAGAGCTCAACCCAATTCCAGAATATTCCCAATTGGTACTAGTTGAAGCAAGAATTGGTCTACTAATATTTAGTGTGTATAAAATCCCAAGACCAGCGTATTCTTGAAGACGACCCCATGCCCAAAGTGTACCATTAGTTTTTGTTGCAAGAGTAACAAATTGTCCTGCACCCACAGATGACCAATTTGTATCAGTACCAACTTGAACTGGAGATGATCTATATGTTGTATCCCTAAGACCCAATTGACCAACTGAATTCGCACCCCACGCCCAAAGAGTTCCTGTTGTTTTAATTGCCAGAGTATGTGCAGATCCTGTAGCAACAGAAGCCCAATTTGCATCAGTACCAACTTGAACTGGAGATGAACGATTGGTTGTGTTGCCATGACCTAAACGACCGTCTCCACCAATTCCCCATGTCCATAAAGTTCCATTTGTTTTAACTGCGGCAGTGTGATAGAATGTTATATCAACTTTACTCCAGTTAGTATCGGTTCCAACTTGAACTGGAGATGATCTAGTGGTGGTATTACTAGTTCCCATCTCTCCATTAGTATTTCTTCCCCAAGCCCAAAGAGAACCATCAGTTTTAATGGACAAAGTTGAATATGATCCACTACTTACTGTAGACCAATCCGTTAAAGCTCCAATTTGAACTGGTGATGAACAATTGGTTGTATTGTTAAGACCTAACCTTCCATATGAGTTATTTCCCCATGCCCAAATACTTCCTCCAGATTTTATTGCAAAAGAGTTAGTAGCGCCTGTTCCAAGTGAAGCCCAATTTGTATCAGTTCCTATCTGAACTGGAGATGAACGATTGGTTGTATTGCCAAGACCAAGTTGGCCAGAAGTATTTCTTCCCCAAGCCCATAATCTATTGTTTCCCCCCCCGTCAGAATTAATTGCAAGAAAAAAATTTCTTCCACCACTTATTTTAGACCAATTAGTATCAGTACCTAATTGAACGGGAATTGATCTGCTTATATTATCACTTAATCCTAGAGATCCCTCCAGACTTTCACCAAAAACATAAAGAGATCCTTTTGTGCCCAGTGGAATAGATTGAACAACTTTTCTTATAAACGAAAGAATACCAGCCTTGAAGCTTGGAATTATCATCCTGTTAGTCCTCCAGCAACATTGAATACATTGCTGCTGTAGGAAATGATACTTACCGCAGCGTGTTGCCCTGCTGTTCTTAATTTACCTTCGAAACTATTGAGTGTTGTTCCAGACCCAGTGATGCCAATCGTAGCAGTTCCTGTTTGAATCAAAGTTGCATTAAATCCAACAGGAAGACCAGATGGAATGGTCAGAGTTGCCCCTGCACTGGTGTTCCAAACTATAATTTCCCCGTTATCTGCTGCCAGTAAAGTATATGTTGTTCCAGTCTGTGAATTGATTGCACCAGAGCCAACTCTAAATCCACTTTCAGCGTAAACATAAGAAGCCGTCGTAATACCACCAGATGCAGATATTCCAGAAGTTGATTGTATCAACCCACTGAATGTTGCTCCAGCTATTGGAACACCAAATATCGCGTTGGTGGTCGATAATTGAAGCATATTAGTACCAGGAGTTTCATTTGTTCCACTGATACCATTGAAAAAGTTAAGTTGTCCTACATAATTTTCAATATAACTATTTGTTATATTACTTAAACCTCTACCTAATTGTATTCCACCAATTCTTGCGTTAGATCCAGACGCTGCTTGAGCAATTCTAAGACCACAACCATCTGTTGTTGCGATCACATCAATTACATTAGTACCTGTAGATGCTGAAATACCAGCACTAAAATCCTGAAGTTGAGTAAATGTCTGAGTGGTATTAGTTTTGGCAACATTAGTAATTGCACCAGTTGCACCATTTACGGTTGTGACATAACTACCAAGAAGAGTGGGTACTGATTGATATTCATGGAGTTCATTGTCATTGTCCCAAAATAAAACATAATTATCAATTCTATTTGAAGTAAGAACATCTAAGTCTTCAATTTTAACGAGAACACTACCAGTCACTCCATTGAATGATACTACACCAGTATTTGTAATAGTGACATTACCAGTTTGTCCTGATACTGAGATACCAGTTCCAGCAAATGCTGCCGATACACCTTGAACAGCACCAGTTCTACCATTGACGGATGTTACAATATTATTTTGATCGTGAAGAGTAACTACACCCTGTACAGCATTACCGATGAAAATTTTTCTATCAGTAATATTGACAGCCATCTCACCGAAAGATAACCCAGAAGGAGCAAGCCCTGATGTTACTGAGTTCTTAATCTTAATTTTTGCCATAATCTAGTCATTTGCTCTTTTTGATATTTATTTGAGACTTCAGAGCATCATATTCTACCCTCAGCGCATTTAACTCATTATCTTTATAGATCAATGATGATTGAATATCTGCAAGCTTAAGTTTAAACGATTCTATCTCATTTGTCTTCTCTGCAATCTGTGCATCACAAGATGACTTGAGCATTTTATATTCATGCAATACACTGTCTTTGACACTCGTCTCTCTATTCAACTGATTCTGTAGTTGATTTACTTTTTCATTTAATTCATTTTTATCTTGAATTATTTTATTTTTATCATCAACACAAGCCCTAAACTCATTATTTAAATGAGCTATATCTTGATCTTTTTTCTCTATTATTAGTCTTAGATTATCGGCTTGATCTATTTCATTCTGAATTGATTGGTTGATGTCTTTGCTTTTTGTTTGTTCAACTACTAACTTTGCTTCCAATACGAGATTAGTAGATAGCATTTCCTTGCATTTTTTTTCAAGAAATGCAACTAATATCTTATCTGTCGAATTCACTTCTTCCATCATAAACCTCCATTATATTAAACGTAAGTTCCGCCGTCGATTATGCCAGTGCTGTTTGCTCCGAATAGATTATCAACAGTGACTTTTCTGTTGCTTCCATTTGCCCCGTCGTCAACAAAGAGAATATCAGTTCCAACAATTGTTGTTGTTTCTATTGCTCCGTCAAGATCAATGGCAGATAGAGATACCTTATTGGCGGTTGATATTGTCGCTAGTTTGGTATCTGAAATTGCTGCTGCTCCACTGATATCATCATTTACTATGACACCAGAACCTATAGCGGCAACACCAGAAGAATTGATTGTTACATCACCAGAAATTTTGCTAAACACATAAGGATATACTCTGCTCATCGCAGCCTTACGGTTGTTTCCAGAGTTTCCATCATCTACTATTATGAGATCTGCGTCTGCTAGATCAGTGCCGATATCAGTTCCACCGTCAATGTTAAGAGCGGATATAGAAACTTTATCTGCGGTGGAAATAGTTGCAAGTTTAGTATCAAATATTCCAGCAGATGCATTGATATCATCATTTACTATGACACCAGCAGAGATAGACGCTACACCGTTAGATGCAATCGTAATATCAGAGGAAACTTTGCCAAAAACATATGTTGGAACTCTAGTTACATCAGTTTTTCTATTGGTTCCAGCACCACCATCATCAATAATCAGCAAATCGCCATCTGCGATTGCAGCACCAATGTCACTTCCACCATCGATATTAAGAGCTAATATAGAAACTTTATCTGCTGTAGAAATCGTTGCAAGTTTAGTATCTACGATTCCTGCTGATGCATTAATATCAGCATTGACAATAGTATCATTTGCAATCATTGTTGATGTTACTGTTCCAGTATCACCAGTGGTAATAATTGTTCCAGAAACATCAGGAAGTGTATAAGTTCTACTTGCATTAAGTGTTGCAAGTGTTAATCCACCAATATTTGTGCCATCGGTTGTTAAATACAGTGACTTGAATTGTGCATCGCCTGCATTGCCAGATGTTACAATATCACCAGCAATGGTCGCTACTGGAACGTAAGTGAATCTAGATGCACTTGCATCAAATCCAAAGAAACCAGTTCTACCAGCAGAACCATCAAAGTATGTAAAGGCTATACCACGGTCTTTTCCACCATCGGTTACGGTGATTGGAACACCACCAGATGTACCAAGGAGCATCATTGGATCATCTACAGTAGTAACATCGCTGTTGACCGTAGTTGTTGTTCCATTGATTGTTAGATTTCCACCAACGGTAAGATTGTTTGTGATCGTAACATCATTTGGAAGACCAACAGTAAGCGTTCCACTGCCTGTTACTTCGACTTCGTTTGGAGTTCCTGTCAAGGACAATACACCAGAGTTTGCAATTGTTATGGTATCAGTACCAGAATTTGTGGTTATGTTGATACCAGAGCCAGCAGCAAAAGTCAGAATATCGCTTGCAGAGTCTGCGGTCAATCCATTCTGGCCAGCTACAGCTATTTGATTAAATTGATCTATTCCAGACGCAGCAACTGCCGAATCAACATATGTCTTTACTGCATTCTGAGTTGGAAGTTTATTATCGCTAGTTCCTAGGGAAGTATTGGTATCAACTTCAGCACCAATACGAACGGATGTTCCAACGTTGTTGGTTACATAAAATGAAGTGATTCCCTGTACAAATGCCAATTCACCAAAGGTTAGTCCAGCTGGTGGATTTGATGTTAGTGTTCTTCTGACTTTAATTGTTGCCATGTTTTATTTCCTTAATATTCTCCGCCGTCTAAATACACGCCTTCTATGATTTCCAAATCAGAATCTCCAGTATATCCCTGAAATCCTGTTTTAGTTATGATCAAACCATCAACATTAAGTTGACCTAGTATATTTATATTTCCAAGAACGTCAAGATTACCCTGTATTGTGACATTATCAGATAGACCAAGAATCAGACTTGGGCAATTTTTGGTTATTTTTATCTGATTTTGGGTTCCAGTTAGGCCAACTGCACCAGTACACCCAGCAACGCTTTCTACGCCAAAAAAATTACCAGGAATTCCTTGTGGTCCAGTTGGTCCAGTTGGTCCAATTCGACCAATATTACCCTGCAATCCTACTGGAGTGGCAGTCAAGACCACAGTATTATTTACATTCGGACTTATTGTCGTGAGATTACTTTGGGATATCTTTAGTTCAGATTCCCTGATTTGATTGATTACGAGTACGACTTTCTCGTTTTGCGACATTAAGATCTCGTTATTTCTCTCGGAACTTCAAACGTTCCCTCAATAAGACGTATAACTTCTCCCGCTGTATTTTTGATTTCCATGTCGTAAAAATGTTTTCCTGTGGGGACATTTTCCATCGTGAAATAGTCAACACGCATCATGATTCCCCCAGTAACACCAGAAGAACCATCAATTCCTGTGTTGAAACTAATACCCCCAACCCCTGCTACACCGCCATTTATGAGAAATTCTCCAGTTATCCCACCACCAGTAACCCCTCTATTGCTCAAAAATAAAAGAAGACCCGTATCTTTACTTGATCTTCTAACTTGCATGGCTCCAGTATAATTAGATAGATCTATGCCAGTAGAGCCTTTATAGCCGTACTGCATATGCAGTTTAAATGTTGCACCTTGTTCTGCGTAAATATCGTATCTTGCTGCTGGCATATTTTTTCTCTTTTATTTATTTAGTTTGTATAACTACGACCAATTTCCAACCGAAGTCATATTATTAGCACCTATTGGTTTAAACCGTATAAAACTTCCTACTTTGATATAATTAGTACCACCAGGAGCCACCGTAAACTGTATTTGTGGGGTCAATGATCCCGAATCAGTGGATATTAGCATCCCCCTGAAAGTGATATATTTTCTAGAAGTGCTGGACGATGTTGTAATTGTTCCTCCAGCTATGCTCTCGAAAAAAGATGTATCTTGATTTCTAGTGACTGTTCCCACTGCGACTGTACTGGATACAGTTGAAAAGTAAGCACTTGGATTTGCGCCCAGTGTGCTAAATGAAAACGACATTGCTACAGAATGTGCAGTCGCTCCAGTTTCAAAAACATATTCACCATCAAATAGATATGTTGTATTTGCAGATATGGGTATCGTATCACCAGCGGAAGGAAATGCATTTTGTGGTGTACTTGAACTTGCAAGCAGATAATCGCTTGTAATCACACTTATATGTTCCGAAGCAGCCAAGCCTCTGCCATGAGCAGTTGTGGTGTAAAAATAGTTACCATCAAATTCTACAGATCCACTTATTGGTGTCGTTAGATTCGTACCAGAGTTGAATTTGACAGGATATGTTAATGTAGTTCCAGTGCCAAGAAGAACAGAATAACTTAATGTTGCGCCATATGCAGATATTCCAGATTGAAAATTCTGTGTCCCAGTAAAAGTTTGTGTTGTATTTGTCCTGGCTACATTTGTGATTGCGCCAGTAGATCCATTCACTGAAATAACATAATTACCAAGAAGAGTAGGTACTGATTTATATTCATGGAGTTCTGTATCGTTGTTCCAAACTAATGGAAAATTGTTGCTTCTATTAGAAGTAATAACATCTAAATTTTCAATTCTAACTTCAACAATTCCTGTAACACCATTAAAAGATTCCACATAGTTGCCAACTGGACCCGTTGCTCCTCTAGCACCAGTTGGTCCTGTCGGACCCTGGGAAGCTGGAATCGCAACATTATAACTTCTCCAACCAGCACCATCCCACTTCCATGTTTTACCATTGAATGTGTATAGTTGATTTAATACAGGAGATGTTGGAAAATTTAATGGCATGTCTTAATATTTACACCTTATTGAATTACCTGCTAATTTCTTCCCAGTCCATTGAAGCAAAAACTTTACTGGTATTTTGAGATGCTGTTACAAGTAACACTAATTCATATTGTGTATTTGTAAATGTATTTCTTTCAAGTTGAAATTTAAATAATGCTTCTTTCAGAATGTTTACAGAGTTTCCTGTGTTTGCAGTAGAACTAAAAAAGCCGCTCGCAAGAATTCGCCCGATTGTAGCACTGGTCGCGGTTAAATTATACTCTACAGCACTGTTGGATCCAGCAGAGATCCAAGATCCACCAGTTGTAACAGCACTAGCCACAACTTGCCAATTGTATTTTTCACCAGTGGTATCTGCCAACAACGAAAGTGCCGTCATAATTACAACAGCATCAACACTAGTAGATTTTAATCGCAACGAAATTACTGGATAGTAAACTTCTTTTGTTGTCAGGGTATAAGAGGTACCAATTGGAGTATTAATGCCTTGTTGAGATCCATACAATTCGTATCCACCAAAAGAGATCACCGTTGAGCAAATTTGCTTCATTGTACTTTGTGATGCCGTGGTAGAAGTATTTTCTATTTCGTATCTTAAAGGCAATGTTCCAGTAGTCATATAAGTCCCAACACCAACATTTGCTTGATGGAATGTATGACAAATGATAAACACTCCATCTATTACAAATCCCATACGAACGCTTCCTACTCCAAGCCATTCTAAATCCATCCATAAAATTTGTGCTTTAGAAATATCAAGTGTGATGCCAGATTGACCGCTTCCATTCAATGTATCCCCATTCCAATTAGACTGTGCAATTCTGGTGTTTACTGTTGATCCACTGACAGAACTTCGTTTTACCAAATAAATATCACTTCCATCAAGTTCAACATAAAATCCGTTGGCAGATCCAAAATATCCAGTTCTTTGTCTTAAACCCGATTTGGCTGAATTCATTGTAAACGAAGAAAGAATTTGCAAAGATTTTCCTGGTTGGTAGGGAAATACCTTTGTAGTTTCACGATAGACGTAATTGCCAGATGTGACTCCGATTGTCAGATCAACAAGACCTTGGTTGGGATTAAATGCTGCCGTAGATCCGCTCCCAGTAACACCAATAACCCATAAGCCATTATCTCGGTATCTATGAGTTGAATCAAAAAGTGTAAATGGGTTAGCCACGGTTAGTCTACCAAATGCGTCTGTAGCAGTTGGTACAAAGCCAACTTGATTATTGTATAAGTATGACATTATATGATTCTCCAACCGTTTCTGTAAATGAATTGCAATGCGCCATTGTTGATATTTATTGTGGCTGAAGGTTGTCTATCTATGGTGTCAGCTGCCGTGGCTCCAGTAACAACAATATATTTGTATGGATCTCCAGCACGACCAGACTCGTCTTTGACAGTCATCATTCTGCCAGTTTCTGGATTCTCTGGTAGAATGACAGATGATATTCCAGCGTGGCTGACGCCGATGTAGTAATCAAGTATGGTGGCAGCATATGTGGCTCCAGAAACATAATGTGTTATCTGAATTACGTTTGACATTCCATCGTCGGTTGGCTGTACCCACTGAAAACTATCCCCGTCATTTACATAAATGTATTCAATTCCAGTGTCGGAATCCATCCAACGAGCACCAAAAGTGATTCCGACTGTGGGTGGATCCTGCTGATAGTAAAATGGAAGACTATCTATCTTGTACCATGCATATCCGTTATAGACCCAGCAGATATCCATATGGGTATAGATATCACCCGATGTTGGATTTGCTGGAAAATTAAATGCCATATTCAATATTTATCTAATAAAAAAGGCTCCTTTCGGAGCCAATTTTACTTGCGATTTTTAAATTTCTTCTTTTTCTTTTCTGGCTTGCTGTCTGTATTGAATTTTATATTTTGCGACTGCTGTACATTTTGCTGCTGGTATGCCATCTGCATCTGTGCAAGTATCTTCTCATATTGCTCAAGATTAGCCTGGATTCTTGGAATTTCTTGCTGTGGTACACGATTTTCAGTCAATAGCTTCTTACATGCCATATGACCAATGATTGGTTGTCCTGCGTAATAAGCAGTAGCAGCAATCTCATCCAATATTCCAAACTTATAGATGATGTCTGGAACGAACAAGATGTCGTTTGCTGGGAATGGTATCTCAGATGCCATCTTGGCAAAAAGATATGCAAGGGCTGGCTTCTTGAATTTGGTTCGATAGATTTGTGCTATGTGAAACAGGGGCTCGGCTCGAATTGGCCTTGAATTGAATGAGTCTAAAAATGCCTGTTGTATGTCTTCCCATGGCTTGTTTTGCATGGCCATTGTGACTGCAACGCGGTATAGTGAATAATAGACTTCCTCTTCCCACCCAGCCATCTCGGCTCGCTTACGGTAAGCTTCTTCGGCCTTTTCCCATTGCTGGGAATCAAAGTACGATTGTGCTAGATAAAATTGATATCTGGAGTTTGCTGGCTCTGTTTCCAATGCCTTTTCCAGAGTAATGGCATCTCTAGTATATTTTTCGACTGGAGAAACACCGACGTTTCTACCACCCTCTGTTCGAGCTACGACGCGATAATCTCCAACCAATTTAGCCATGAATGGCTGTGGCTTGTCGCACATGGCATATTCGTGAAGTACACCGACATACTTCCAGTTTGATTCCAATTTGAAAATTTGGGAACGCCACCATGAGAAGTCTTCTCTTCCCATTTTGAGAATATATCCATCAACATTGTGATCTGGATTGAACTTCAATGAGCCAACTAGATAATCGTCAGCATCGATCATGAATGCATAATGCGCTTTTCCCTTGCATAGATCAAGTGCCTCGGTTCGGTTGTGTCCGAAGGAAACCCAAGGTCTTTCGTGAAGTTCACCAGGGATTCCCTTTTCCTTGAAGAAATCTGTTATGATCTCCTTGGTATTGTCGGTAGAACCAGTATCTACAATCACCCAGTAATCGATCTCTTTCCAAATAGAATTAAGGCACTCATGTATGATATGAGACTCATTCTTGACAATCATTGATAGACATAATTTATGCATAATTAAAACCTTTTATTGTATTTATACACGTTTAAATGATGTGCCAACTGGATTTAATCCATTATCATGAATGTACAGCATATAGTCTCTTCGGCCAAGTTCAAAATCGTGATCTGTCATCATATTGATCAAGGTGTCTATATCCGTTTTTGGCTCCCATCCTAATTTTTGTTTTGCCTTTGTATAATCACCTAACAGTTGATCAACCTCAGTTGGTCTATAATATTTTTCATCAATTTCTACATAGTCCTCGTAATTCATACTATACCTTGCAAAAGCTTTTTGGCAAAACTCTCTAACAGATATCATTTTTCCCGTTGCGATTACATAATCATCTGGAGTATCCTGCTGAAGCATCATCCACATTGCTTCGACATAATCACCAGCAAATCCCCAATCACGAAGAGCATCCAAATTTCCAAGATATAGTTTTTTCTGAAGACCTTGATATATTCTACCAACCGCTCTTGTTATCTTTCTAGTCACGAATGTTTCTCCTCGTCTGGGACTTTCGTGATTGAAAAGTATTCCACAAGATGCATGAATATCATATGATTCTCTGTAATTAACGGTAAGATAATGTGCATATACTTTCGCACATCCATATGGTGATCTAGGATAAAATGGTGTTGTTTCCTTTTGTGGAACTTCCTGTACCTTTCCAAACATCTCACTAGACGAAGCCTGATAATATCTTATCTTTTTTCCAGTTGTGGTTTGATATGATCGTATGGCTTCTAGTACATTTAAAGTTCCAATACCAACCGCTTCTCCTGTATATACTGGAGCATCAAAGGAAACGCGAACATGACTCTGTGCTCCTAAATTATAAATCTCGTCTGGATGGTGTTTATTGATTAATTTTTCAATAGTAGTATAATCGGTTAAATCGCCATAATGTAAAAAGAAAGACTTGTTATAAACTCCTGGATTTTGTATATGGTGTTCTAGTCTTGCTGTATTAAAAGATGATGATCTACGGATTATTCCATGAACTTCATATCCTTTAGATAGAAGAAAATCTACAAGATATGATCCATCTTGCCCAGATATACCAGTAATTAAAGCTTTTTTCATTTAACTCCTCACATTACTAGACTTTTCAAAGTATTCATTAGTTTTAACTTCAATATAATCAAGCTGCTCATCTGTTATAACTGGACTTGTACCAAGAAAGAAAGTATCAGTCGTAACTTTAGTTGATACTGGAAAATCACTCTTTGCGTCTCCAGAATAAACACCATCATATGCTGGCTGGAGTAAAACATTTCCACCAAAGTAATTTCGGGTTTGTATCTTACAATCTTCAAGATACATAGTAAAATCATTACGCTTCATATAAACACCATCGCGTATAGTCAATGGAAATGCAAACCAAGATGGATCAGACTTCTCAGTTGCTTTTGGCAGATGAAATATATCTTCATACTTAGAAAATATACTGTATAGTCTATTAAAATTCTTCTTACGAATTTCAATTATCTTATCCAATTTTTTCAGTTGCACCAAACCAATAGCAGCTTGCATTTCTAATGGTTTTAGATTATATCCAATTTCTTCATACACATACTTGTGATCAAATATAACACCAGGAAAACTTGGCAACCAATCACTGAATCTTCGCTTACACATTCCATTACGAAGGCAGGATGACCCCTTACCAGAGCAATAGCATCCACGGCCCCATTCGCGGAGACTCTTAATAACTGTCTCTTGTTCTTCTGTCTGACACGCGACAAATCCACCTTCACCCATTGTAATATGATGTGCTGGATAGAATGAGCAAGATGCAAACTGCCCAAATGAGCCTAGAAGTTTACCATCATATTTGCTACCAAGAGCATCACAGCAGTCCTCTAGTAAAATAAGATTGTATTTGTTTACAATCTCCATAAGGCGATCCATATTTGGTGGATTACCTAATACATGTGCAAAGACTAAAGCCTTAGCACCATTCTTGGCGGCTTCTTCTACTTGATCTAGATTAAGATTAAGTGTATCAATTTCGATATCTACAAATACTGGTGTGAATCCATTCTGGAGTATCGGATTTATAGTTGTTGGAAATCCAGCCGCTGGGGTTATAATTTTTGTCCCAGGTTTAAATCCATACAATCTTTTAGATTTCAAAGCAGAAATCATCAAAAGATTTGCACTAGATCCACTGTTAGTAAGAGCACCGTAATCTTTTCCAAGTTTATTTCGAAATTGTCGTTCAAATCGAATTCCAT